TTATATATTTAAATAAATACAATATGTCTGGAGCTGTAGCCGCTCATGCTGCTTATAACGGAAGTGGTACTCAGGGTCTCGCCGTTACTAACAAGATTCAGGATCAGGAAGGCGACGTAATGTCGGTCTTCTGGAACAAGAATGACACTACTCGCCAGCTACTTCATGGTTCTACTATTCTAGAGGTCCCAGCCAGCGGTGGTTCGGGAAATGTATCGAACTGGAAAAGCACTCAGATTTTTGACATCAATAATGACATAGATTGCCTTGGAGATATGTATCTTGAAATTTCTCTTGACGGTTCGAAGATCGCTCCAGACAATGCAAAGAAGTTTGAGTTTAAACCTCAGACTATTGCCTCTTTCATTCAGCGCGTTGAATTTCAGGTAGGTACTCAGATCTGGCAAACTCTTGAAAATCAGGACATTATGGCCCTTGCTGCCACTGAAATGTCTGAAGGTGTATACCACGAATTTTGTAATCAGGCTTCTGGTAGATTTTTAATGGATGGTACTAATCTTCTCACTAATTACGCCGACGGTTATTTTACGGATGCAAAAGTTGATGCGGGTGGCCTCACACAGTACCACGACAGAGTTGCTTACGTTCCGCTCAAGATGTTCACAAAGAGCGTTATCCCAGAACTACAGCACTATAGCGAAAAGGTCGAAGGTGGTTACCTAATGGCCGCCGCCCCAAATCAACAGGTTAAAATCAAGGTTTTTATATCTGATCAACCGTCATATGGCAGCGCCGACAACATATTAACTGACAGCAATTTGGATATCAATATACGTCTATACGCTAAGAATATTGTTATGTGCAACGAGGAACGCGAGCAGATGAAGGCGATGCCCCTAGGCATTCCTAAGCGTATAAAAACTACGCAAAACACCCTCGAGAATGTCTCGTCAAAGAAAGGTGTTCAAGTTATAGACATTGATCACTTTTCGCTTTATACTTCGCATTTGCTAATCACTTTCCCAAAGAGTTTGTACAAGGAGATCGCTGGTGTAGAACTCCTTCTTAACTCGAGCTCTTTCTCGGGCGAGCTTCCAATATCTCTTCTCGAGATTATTTCTTCTTCGATGAACTTATATAATAACAACTACGTCGTAAACGGTGAAGATATCGATACATACGATACTATTGTATTTCCTCTTGCTTCCCGGGCTTACTCGGGTTCCGCTGTCCCATTAAACCGTTTCGACAATATCCGTCTAAAGATTCGTCTTAACTCTGAAAATCTTAGTGGTCAATTTAATGTAACCTGTGTAGGTGAGACCACTGCTCTTTACAAGGGCGGTGCTGCTTCGCTTGCTATGTACTAAATAAATTAACTGAAATGAAATGTATAAAGAACTAATTTTAAATTTTATTACGTATTAAATTTAAAATTATTTTCTTTTATATATTTAAATAAATACAATATGTCTGGAGCTGTAGCCGCTCATGCTGCTTATAACGGAAGTGGTACTCAGGGTCTCGCCGTTACTAACAAGATTCAGGATCAGGAAGGCGACGTAATGTCGGTTTTCTGGAACAAGAACGATACTACTCGTCAGCTACTTCACGGTTCTACTATTCTAGAGGTTCCAGCCAGTGGCAACAACGGCAACGTTGATTTTGGTGGTTCAAAGATTTTCACAATTAATAATGATATCGACTGTCTTGGTGAATTATATCTCAACATGAAGGTTAATATTAAGAATACTTTTACGAATCATACGGGTCTTGTAAATTTAGCCAATGGGTCGCCGACTGCCGGGCAAGTCGCGCAGTTTGGCTCTGGAAGTGCTAATTCTAATGTGACGTCGGGAACGGCGGGCACGGGCTACCAGGTGGACGATGAGGTCACGTTCACGGCGCCGGCGGGCGGCACCTCGTGCAAAATAAAGATCACGTCAGTCGGCGCCAACGGCGCGGTAACGGAGTTTGAAGTCACCGATCCCGGCTCGGGCCACACCGATAGCAGCACGCTGGTGGACCCCAGCCCCCCCGCCGGCGGCACGGCCGTTTCTATAGATGTCAAACTTGTGGGCTCGCTAGCATTTGACGCGGATACCGCAAAGCTAAATTTTAAGTTAGGCGCTCTAACAAATATCATAGAACGTATTGAGTACCAGGTTGGTACTCAGATTTGGCAGACTCTAGAAAAAGACGATGTACGCGTAGTATACAACACCGAAATGTCTGAGGCTGCTTTCAATTCGGTATCTAGAAGAGCCCGTCCAACTACGGTTGGGTCGGGACCTTCCTATGATGCCGCGGACCCCTCCTGGAATTCGTCCGATGGTAAATATTTAGACGTTACATTTATCATTCCCGCCTTAACCAAGACACTTGCTCCTCAGTTAGAGACTTTCACTAATATATCAGAGAGCGGCTATCCACTTGCTGCGGCTCCCCACCAGTCTGTTAAGCTTAAGATTTACCTTGCGAACAAGGGCAATGTAGACCTTGTAATTCCCAATAATGAATCATTAACTATTGGTACATCCGTAACTTTTGATGTAAAAGAATCGCCATACCTATCTAGTATTACATACACGCCGGTTTATGCTGGTACTACAACCGCGACCGAGACCCTCCTAGGTGAAACGCCATTGGCGATAAATTCTATTAAGCTTTACGCTAAGCACATTATTATGTGTAACGAGGAACGCGAACAGATGAAAGCGATGCCTCTAGGTCTCCCAAAGCGTCTTAAGATGACCCAGAACGCTCTGATTACCGATGTAGCGAGTGTTCTACAGAAGACCATCGATCTTGATCACTTCTCGTTATACGGTTCGCATCTAATTATCTCTGGTAATCTTGGTAAGGACGTTTACATCAAGAGCGCTGAGCTCAAGTTGAACTCGTCTTCATTCTCAGGTGTTCTACCAGCTCAGATGCTCGATTATGCCGCCGCTTCTTCGCTTGGTTTATACGTCAATCGTAACATTGAGGGTACCCAGCAAGAGGCTGTCGACGGTTTAGGTCTCCTTGTGTTCCCTCTAGGAAGCTCGGCTTACTCGGGTTCGTCGGTTCCGCTTAACCGTTTCGACAGCATTCGTCTATCTTTAGTTTTCACCACTCAACCAACCGCAACTTCGCCATACATTAGCATCACCTGTGTCGGTGAGACTACTGCTCTATTCAAGGGCGGTGCCGCATCGCTAGCTATGTATTAAAAAAAATTAATTAAATTTATAATTGTATGTGTTAAATAATATAAATAATTATATTTTACTTATATTAATTAACACTATGGGAAGAGGAGCTCATGCTGCTCATGCTTCTTATAACGGAAGTGGTACACAGGGTATATCAGTTACAAATGAAATAAATGAAAATGAAGAAATACATTCTGTTTTTGTGACTCAAAATGACACTTCTAAACAAATATTACACGGACATAATATTTCCGAGATGACGTGCGCTGGTAAAACAGAGGGTATCACTTCTGAAAGATACAAAATTTTCACTCCAGACGAAAATAGTGATATGCTAGGAGACATCTATTTGAATTTTGAAATGGATTCGGAGATAACAGATTTTGAGTTTGTTGACACGGCACAATCAAATTCGAAATATCCTCTTCAAGAATTATCACAAGAAGACCTCACAACATCTTTTAGTGTAGCAGGGGCTGAACTTAAATCTATGGAATTAGATTTAACTACTCGCGAAGTACCACAACCAGGGAGTCTTACTTTAAATATGAGAACCGTTAATAAAATTAAAACTTTTAAAACTTCAAATATTTCCTTTCAAGTTGCTGTAGGTCGCGATGATAGTTTTAATGTTGCCTGGAGATATTATGGGTCGCCAAATCCAAACGAGAACGGTGGGTGGTACTATATGAACATTACACAATTTGTTGAAGTTAATGATGTTATTTACGACCCGGAGTTCATACCCCTCACACACACCAACGGTGATGTATCCGGTTCTTTAATATACGGGGGTTATCTTCGTGAACAGTTCATAGGAAAAAGTTCTGGACTTTATTTTACCGATGGAGTCGATAAATCATTTCACAATTGCGACGCCCCTGTACGAGAACTTGCTTTAACAAACCGAAACATGCCAGGCGCAGAATACACCGAAGTCTTTACTTTGAACGAAAATGGATTCAATGACATTTCAGAAGCCGACCAACACAAGTACGACCATTATGTAACAGTAAATACATTAAATTATAGACCCGCCTCTGCCGCCCACGCCTTCCCGCGCGCGCGTAACGGCGGATTTATTGTATCAGGGAAAATATATGGTGAGCCTATTATAATGACCTCTCATGTATTAAATCACGTCAGCTGGCAAAGCGGCTATGCGATTTCAATGATCTCATTTGATGCGATACACGATGCCTTCGGAGCGCCCTCGCCAGAATTCCGTTCAGAAGAAGATTTTAATTCGGAACGAGAAGTGTCTTCAATTTTAACTATAAATGATAATGGAACACATAAAACTCTTTTATCATGCGGAACTAGATATAATACAATGTTAGGTTTAGATACATCAGGTTTAATCATAAGAAGCTACGACAACGGTGAAACGTGGAAACACATTGATTTCTACTATGGCGCAGATGCAGCGGCGGATAACTCTTACACAGATGAAAATGAGAATTCGCACAAACGGACTACTGCTGCTGCTGCTGATTATGATTTAGGAGTTTATATTCCGAGTACCGACCAATACTACGACTACACTGGGTCCGATCCAGATTTTGAATACTTCATGCCAAAAGTTTCACAACTTCATACAAATAACACTGGTGTATGGACGGCTATAGGTCAGCAGGGTATACAATCTGCTTCAAACAATGAAAATGATAAATATAGACAATTTGTATTCAGATCTATTGACGACGGTGAAACGTGGCACCCAATTAGACTATTTACGTATCCTGATAATCGTAAAAATAACAGCGTTCAGTTTAATTCAATATTTGTAGATTACGTTACAATTTATTCTACAGATCACGAAGATTGTAAAGTGTTAATGTCGGTTCCTTCAAATACTATTATGGTATCTATTCAGGGATATGAACCCGATTTGAGTCTGCATAAACCGAACGAAGAGTCAGAGCCCCAGACGTACAGTAAAGAGAGTTATGTTTTAATGACTATTGCAAATTATTACGGATTATACCCCGGATATGTAGCGCCTCTGCCAGCAATTGGCTCGCCCGCCTCGGCGCCTGAAGAGCCCTACAAAGAAACGTGGAATCGTACAGATCATATGATAACTCCTTACCATTTCAATCCCTTGAACGAGGGAGGGGTAGGTAATACTTATTTCGGGCTTTATGAACTTACAGATTTGTGGAGGCCTCCGCAAGTTGGGGATGCGACCTTAGATGATATCACGTACAACTTTTCAGGTGCTATTTCTGACGGTAATAGAGATATTCTTTTTGGAAAAAATGAAGAAAATTTGGTCTCTGAAGAAGGCGTGGAAACGACTGTCGATGTTGGTATAGTAACAATAACATCTCATAATTCCGGTCCGGTTGGAAATAAACCGATTAAAACTATCACAGTTAAATTAGGTACTAATAGAATTATACAGAATATGGTTTATACAAAATTAGGTATAACAGCAATTCTAAAAGATTCTAGTAATAGTGACATTAAATATGAAATAATTCAATCGTCTAATGGGATAAAGTGGGAAAAATTAAAGGGTATTAATGATTTAGATGACAACGATCCTATTTTCATAAAATCTGACTTAAATAGTACTGTAATTTACTCATACAAGTCTACAAATGGAAAATATAGAATATTTAAAATAACCCCTGACAATGTTGATTTAGAAATAGATTCATTACAAAATGAATTAGATGATATTAAAGGTTTAAATTATGTATGTACAGAATGGATAATAACAGGTAAACGTAATCATGACGATGTAGTGGTAAAATCTTACGGCACTGTTAAATGGAGAGCTAAAGTTGTCGGTGCGGGGTTTCCTATCATTTTGTCTATTGTTGTAAAAGACAAGAGACTTTATGAGCCATTGGCCATTCTTGATGAGACTTTCTGGCGAAATAATAAAGCAAAAAATTACAGAGTAGGAAATTTTAAATCTTATGAAGTTTCTCATTCCGCTTCGTTAACGGCTACAAAAGGTGGAGGAATTGCGGCATATGTATTACCCGATGTTAGTATTTCCCACGTCCATGAGTACCGGGGAACGAACCCAAGCATCGATGGACAGTTAATTCAATTAAAAAGTCTTAACGCGCCACAGATACGAGATGAATACGGCGAGTTGACGGATCCCAATGGTAAAACTAGCACAAATGTTAATGATATTATACAAATAACAGACGGAACAATTATATTATGTGGTGAAAATAAACCATTAGTATTTGAACATTACTTCACAGTGAATGCAACCTATGTTGGTTATGATGGAGTTAATGATTTTATTAATTTGGCCGAAGGACCTGGTAATGATGGTCTAACTTTTGTAGAAGCTAGTTCTATATATAAACCGTCAAGTGGTGGTACAAGTTGTGTGGGGATGACAAAATTTGCAAAAACATTCTATTCATTACATGAAACTAAATTTTTAGAAAATTACTGTCTAGCCATAGGCAAAAACTGGTATGACCCCTCCGACCCCTCCTGGACGCCTGTCGGAACCAAAGGGTCGATAGAAGAAATGGAAACGTCAGGTTTTACTTCAGATGGTTTACTAGCATTAAGATATATTCCCGATCCTACAGAATTTCCAGATTTAACTCCGGGTTATTATTGGAAATTTCTTTTCGGTACAGATGATCCAAATATAAAGAGCCTTACAACGGGTACTTGGAATATTACTCCATTCGAAACAATTCACGATGTATATACAAATGACAAACGCGGAATTGTCGTGGTTGGAAATCCCAAAAACGGTAAAAGTCCAATTTTTTATGAAAAACCGGAAACCAACACTTTTAAGGTATTTAGAGACGACTGGTATGAGATACCAATAGAATATCATGGATTTTCTGAAGTCTTATCCGTCTGTTATACAGGTACTAGATGGATATTTGTAGGTATACCAGTTGAGAAATGGATGCTCAACGGAATTGAAGTTCCATTCGGCACTGTGGGGGCTGAAAATGTAAACGATGGAAAAATATTAGCACATACAACGGATTTATTAGACCCGGACGCCTGGGTAATTGAAAATTTCACTGATATTAATGAAAATCCTTTTGATGTTATTAAAGTAACCGACAATGATTTAAAATATGATTTTGAAAAAAGCTATTTCAATAATGTTAGTTCCTGGCAGGGGAATCACGTCCGACCTGTTAATTATAAAGGAAATTCCGGTGTTATAATAAACGTTTCATTTTACAATGATAATGTTTCTAATGCTTACGATAGATTACAAGAAAAGGTTTATTTTATGTACGAGAATGGTTCATCAATTATTATTAAACAAAACTATTCTTTTCCGGAACCTACATTAATTTATAGAAATGAATTTTCGAATTCCGTGCCCTGGGAAACTAAAGAACATGGAGGAGAACAATTTAGACCAACATGGGAAACTTATATAAATAATGAGATACGCACTCTATTTAACACTGTATATAAACATAGCTTTAATCAGTATGTCGTTGATTGTGATGCAGAAGGAGAATTCTTTCTAAATCTTTATAATCATCCATATTCAATAGATTATGAAGGTGGAACCGACACCGCAGTTCTACCTTGGCTCAATAGATATAGAAAATTCATAACAACGGATACATTTAGTCTTAGAAATAGGATAGAAGGAAACTGTTACAAAATTGAACAAGTTAAAAATGAAAATTTTGTAACTGGCGTCAATTCTGCAAGGTATCTTGCCGTGGGTAAAGGTATATCCTCGCCAATAGTGAAGTCCGATGACCTTATTAACTGGACCGATGTTGATGTAAAAGACATTTTCACGATAGTATTTGATATCTCTCATAAAAGTGGGCTGTGGGTAGCAATAGGAGAGGGAAATTACAATCTTGCTATATCAAAAGATGGTAAAAACTGGAAAGGCATTTATACAAAGTATCAAAGTGATACATTATCTTCGGACTATTCTAGCGTCTTTAATTCATTAGATTATTACAATGACAAAGATAATAATATAACAGATGTTCTACCATATGTACCAGACTTGAAAGGAATTTTCCTTAGAAATTTATCTATTCTTCGTCTTTTTAGCAGAATAGAGTATCATGTCGGTACACAGATATGGCAAACCCTGACATTTGACGACATTAAAGCAATGTTAGATACAGAATTTGGAGCAGGGGAATATAAAAATTTATTAAAAAATTGTAGTATAATCAATAAAAATGGTTCAACAAGATTAACAGCTTGGATCCCTGGGTTTACAAAAACACTGAACTCTAAGTTAGAAACTTTTAGTAATATTTCGGAGAGTGGATCATTCCCCAGTGGACTGTTAAAAGATCAAAAGTTGTCTATTAAAATTTATTACAACAAATTAGATAATGTAATAATAGACACTCTTGAATCCAGCGACATGAATAATGCCGTTTTTGATAACTTTATGAATAATACATTAATACCGACCGATAGAGATACAAATTATTACATCGATTCTTTTTTGGCAGACAATTACGGTTTTCAACTTGGAGACAATTATCAGAATGTAAATGGTTACTTTAAATTAAAGTTTTCGACAGAAATTCAAAGATTTAGACTTTATTGTAAACAATTCGAAATTGATGACATCGAAATAGATGAATTTAATAAAGGCATTAAACAGGTGCCTAAAATGACCCAGAGTTTATATTTCGACGCAGACAATGTCGGATATCTTCTATTGGATTTGGATAGCTTTAATTTATACGCTTCGCATATTATAGTGTCTGGATGGTTAACTTCTGGAGTGTATATAACTGATATGAATTTAGAACTGAATGGTCATACTTACCAAAAAGTTATAGAACCAAGTGTTATAGACTATGCAACTAAATCATATTTAGGTTTAAATTATAACAGATACACATTCAACGGTGTAGACAAAGAAGATGGGACGGGTTCTCTTGTAATACCTTTAGCTTCTACGGCTTACTCAGGTTCTAGTGTACCTCTTGATAGATATAACAGTATTCGACTTAGAATAAACTTCAATACACTTGCTGGACCGAAGTCTTATATTAATGTAACTTGTGTAGGAACAACTACAGTGTCTTACAATAATAGTACAGCAAACATAGAAATGTACTGATTATATACAGGGTATAAAGGTCCATTTTAAATCTGTACATATTTTCTTCCATATATTTTCTTGTTCAAATAATTTTTCTCTACTTTTAAGCAACGGGAAATAAATAAGATACTCGTCTTTATTTAACAGTTGAAAAAATTTATACAAAGTATAAGAATAACTTAAAAAATTTTTTCTATTTTTTGGACAATTTCTGTCAAAAGGTTCTTGTATATCATTAAACATGCCAACTAATTTTTCTTGAAGTTCATTATTAATAATTAATTGTTTATTACCGGTTATTTTATGTATTATATTTGGAATGTGTTCATAGTATTTATTAAGTTTAAGTTTTTTAAGAAATTCTTTGATTTTAGAATATGTGATTAGAGATTTATCTCTTAGTCTTTCTTTCTTAATCTCAATTATTAATAATTCTATGACATCTGTTGGTATAAGAGTTCCTTCACGACCTTGTATCTGATTTATCCATTCTTTGAAGTGATTTGTTCGTTTGTAACTATATGGTTTTACGTATTCGTGTGTTTCTGCATGATTCCATTCTGGAAGATTTGAAATATTAGATTTTTCTGCTAGACCACAGTTAAAACATACTGTAAGTCCCGACGAGATATCATTTGTTGTCTTACTGTCGCAGTCTGGACATCTGAAAATGTTATTACTTTTATTTTCAATTCGTGAAGGTGTTTCCGTTGGGAAACATTTTTCCATATACATTCTGTAAATCTCACCTTTATTATTTTTAGAATCAAGAGAAATGTATTTAAAAATACCTTCTTCAGAAGTATCTTCAACTGTCGTATATTCATTATTGTCTATTTCCTGTATAAAACTTATAGAATTAAATAAATAATCAGACAAATGTGTATCGTTTTCAATTCCTTTAATTTTATCTTTTAGATTGTCTATTTTTCTAGAAACATTAAAAGCATCCGAATAATTTTTTTTACTTTCAAAGTTTTTCTTAGTTTTTTCCAATAGTACTAATTCTGAACGATATTTATCTAAATTATTTTTGTCATCTTCTATTTTTTTAATAGTTTCAAGATGTTTATCTATAATAGATGTTCTTGAATCTGTATGAACTGTTTTTTTAGATATTTTAAATGATGACATTTGTAGTTTTAATAATGTATTTTTTTATACACATTTAAATTAATTTAATTTAAAAAGATATAATAATTAATTAGATGATTAAATATTCAAATATTTTAACTGTTAAATGCTTAAAAAAAATATGTAAAATTTATAAAATTAAAAATGAACAATATTGTAAGTCTTTTATTTTAGACATTTTAAATAAATATTCTGCTGCGAGAGTAATTCAGCAAATTTTTAGAAAAAAACTAGATTTTAATAACGTTTGCCCTATTTCTCACGAAGAAATTAAGTATCCTTGGATTTGTGTTAAAAATAATAACAAGTACATTTATTACGATTTCGATACATTTGTAATTTATTTAAATAAAATGTCTGACTTTAGAGATCCTTGTACTAGACTTAAATTATCTAATAAAAAAATTGAAGAAATAAATAAATTGATAATGTATTATCATCGAAAGTCAACAAATAAATTAATAGTATCGGATGATATGGTAAGGGATATAGATTTTAACATACTTACTTACTGCTTACATGATATCATAAAAGAAATCAATAATAAAGAAATCAATTTGGAGGAAACTTACAGATTTTATCTTCCAAGATTTATATTTTATTTCACACATCTTGTAAATAATCACACTAAAGAAATGTCTTCAATGTTATTAAAAGCTTGTAAAATGTCAGTAAATAAGCAATTAATCATTGATTACATTGATGTAGTAGAAAATATAAATGAATTTAGAGACAAATAATTACAAAAAATAACTATATAAAGAAACAAATTAGTATATAAAGAACACGGACCTTATGACAACGTGTGTAATTTGCGACCCGCGTTCTCAATACACTAATTGTATTTGCCCTCCAAATTTTAAAAGTTTTGATAACTTCAAATGTACCGAAGATGAAAATTATACATCATTTAATATAATTAAAAAATGGGACATCTCTACCATGACAGTATGTTGTTGTTTTAATAGTGTTATAGACACTGAAAAGTACATATCCGAGTATAATGATGAAAATGGTAAAAAACAATTTTATAACTGTGCTAATATTTATATAACCGTGAAGTATCAAAACAAACCCAAAGTATCCGCTAAAATATTTTCAAATGGAAATATTCAATTAGCGGGGATTCTCAATCCATATTCAGCAACATATGCCATTAGAAAACTTTTTAAAAGACTTAGTGTATTAAATGCTTTCAAAAGTGAAACAGCTTATATTTCAAATGTTAGAATATGCATGATAAATTCTGACTTTAAAATAGATAAATATATAAAACAGACTGACTTATGTAAAATTTTAGACCAGGGGAAATTAAATTATCTCAAAACATATTCTTTCAACCCAAATAAATATCCAGGTGTTAATATTAAAATGCAAATTCCAGATACTGATAAAGTGATGTCATGCATTGTATTCAGGCCCGGTAGCGTTATAATCACGGGAGGAAATGACATCGCTTCATATGAAAAAATTTATAGATGTATTATCGATACATTTGTAAGAAATGAAAGTATACTAAATTGTCCTAATTAATATTTACTCTTCGATAGTTGGTAAATCTTTGTCAATGTCAACACCTGTCAAGTCTACATTTGACTCTTTCTTTTCCGATTGCTCTGTAATGTCTTCAATTGCGTCATTTTGATATTTTTGTGCCTCGGTCGGTTTAAAATCTGTTAAAAAAGAGTCTAATTTTTCATTTATCTCCCTCAACTTGGAAAATAAATTAAATATGAAGTAAATGATGATTACAATCACGGAACCTATTCCAATCTTGAATATAAAATCGCCATTAGTGTTTAGTTCAGGCAACATTTCTTTAGACATTTAATAAATAACAAATAAATTAAAACGCGTGTTTCAACGTAAAATACACTTATTCAGGATCATCCTCGGGGATTTCGTTGTCGTCACCTGGAATATCAATACCAAGTACAAATGTAGTGCGTTTGAGAATGATTCCAGAATTAGGAGGATATTCTCTGGAACCTTGTTGGACTACTTTAATATCATTATTAGTAAATATACCCATATAATAATCCTTTGTAAATTGTTCACGTGGTAGATTATTTTCACGACAATGATCATTAAAAATCTGAGAAAATACCTTTAGGGGTACATAATACTTCTTATTAAATACTACCTTACCAGACTTCAAGAAATGCTGAAGAGAATTAGTAGTTTGCTCCATCTCTTCTTTATTTTCCTTAAAATACTGTGGCAAAATGTTCCAGATACCTTTCTTACCATGCATCTTAAGAGTGTGGTAATAGCCACGAATACACAATTTCATAATACTTGGTATTTCTTTTGCCAGTTTTTTATCAATTTCTGTATCAGTGTTTACTACCTTTTTCCAGAAATTAACAACTGCTGTTCTACGAGATACACTTTCGGAATTATTTTTATATCTCATAATTTTATTACCACCCATCATCATAGGAACTTCCCAATTAATAGTTTCATCTGATTTGTATTTTTCTGAGTAAGTGTTTCTTCCTCCTTCAACAAGAAGCTGCCAATCTGTCTGTTCCATCTTAAAATTTTCAGCAATTTCTGGAGCAAGTACCATAAACTTATTTACATGAGGCTTGATGCCATATTTAGCGTCAATATTATTTGCGATGATTCCTACGTCCTCTTCTTCATAGAACTTCTGGATAATTTTCATTACAATAGTACTCTTTCCAGCACCGGCCTGACCTAGAAGGTACAATAGAACTTGCCAATTGTCCATATCTCCAAGGTTAAAACACATTCTACCCATAAAAGTACAAAACCATTTCTGTACTTCCTCGGTAAATTCTTGATAATCGAGAAGACTTTTGAATGTTGGGCAGTGATTTATTATATTAAACCACTCATCTTCTGAATATTGATCATAATTGTCAAATTTTACATCGTGATACTTTGCGGCTACAGACAAATTATTAAGGTAAGGATGACTTTCGCCATACGGTACAAAAACGTCCGTGTAAACAGGTGTTTCTCCAGGTTCGGCGGCGTTGTATTTAGTTATGTAATTGCCATTTTTGAAGGCAAAAAGATGACGATCTTTATTCAACGCGGGCAACTCAGGACCAATAAATTCATTAAAGTATTTTTCAGCGTTGTTTATATTACTCGTACCATTAGCGGTAGCATTTTTCCACTGATTGAAGTTAATTTTGTGATCCGTTTTTTGATAGATGTAATCTTTGATAGTACATTGTTTCTTCCAAGCATGTGTGTTAAATTTTTTATATATTACAGGTTTATACAAGTTACCACCTGCTTTTGTAAATCCCTCTTCTGAAAATAATTCAAGCAGATATAAAAGAAGACATTGATAAGGTGTTTTTTTAGAATCATCTGTAAACCTAGCATACTTAAAAAGTACATCTGGATCTTCGTTACACAATGAATTCCTATTAGAATCGGTTGTACGATAAAGAATATAAGTATCGCGAATAAGCCTTTCTGAATAAAAAATTACTTCATATATCTTATTCCAACGTTCTTGATATTCTTCAAAATCAGGGATGTATTTTTTAAATTTGAAATACAAAAGAGTAGTTTCGAATATAGCCTTCTCCATCTCAATTGAGAGAATAGATGTATCTGTAGCCTCTAAATCTGTAATACAAAGATTTTTACAAGCGGTTTCTATTACATTTCCTCCCCTATTAACAGACCATTTTTTATCTAAAACTTCAAAGTATTCCAATAGTTTCTCATTATCAGCTTGTTCAATTTTCTCTTTTATATCAATTGTCCAGTTAACAGGTGCCCGAGCCATTACTGAATATAATTCATTATAAAATATTTTTTTATATAAATTTATTTTTGTAATATCCAGGGTTAAAAATACTATTTAAAATATACACATTAAAGTATAGAATGAAGTCATACTTAATCTTTCTTAAAAATGGAGAAATTCTAGAAAAAAAGACAAATATGAGTGTATTTGATATATCACAATTCAGTAATTTTACTAAATTTAAGATGTATCAAGACTACCTAGTTATGTACAATGAAGACGAAACTTCTGAATTGAACTTAACAGTTTTAAGCTTTACAACTGATAGGTATAATTCAGATATAGGCCTGATTAAACTTGAAAATAATTTGATTAAGTCTCTTACTATAAACAACTACATGAAACTTTTAGAAAAAGAAAAGTATGAAATATGTGATGAAGACACTAATGTCTTGGATATAATTAAAAATTACAAGGACTTTATTACATTCTAAAATGACAGATGTATTACTTAGAAACTAGTTTTTGCGTGGGTACCTTTTCGCGTCCTTCGATGTAGATGTAATCGTGTAAAAACTTTGCCTTTCCTTGAGCGTCCATACCTTCTGTTTTATCAGTGTCTTCAGAAAAATACTTGTATATCCTGTCATATACATCCCCCTTTGTAACTGGTTTGCTAACTGCTGTATTTTTAAGTTCTAATTTAGAATCGTCACCTACGTGACACACGTCTAGATTATTACTAGACATAAAATTTAAAACTTCTTCTTGTTTCTGTTTCTTTTTCTGAGTAAGTTCTTTAATTTTATCCTGATAAGGCTTCATTTTTTTTTTAAGTTCTTTAATTTGTGTATCAATTTCATTATAATCTCCGACATCCTTCTTAAAAAATTCAATTTCCTGATCTGTAACAGGTAGTTCCGCCATTTAAATGTGTATTGTACTATTTTTTTAAATTAATTAAGTTTTTCGGAAATCTTATACAAATAGTAAGAATTTAGTAATAAAATAAATATAAGTATAATAGCGTAACATTTCAATGGGAAAATAAATTTATTTATTATTTCATTTATTTTAACCTGACTTTTTTCGTCTAATATATTTGATAACATAGTTATCATTGTGTATATATTTAATTAATTTAATTTAATCGCTAAATGCTCCAGTATCATCAAAAGATTCGTCTACATCAGAGTTATAATCATCAACGTCGAATGTATTATCATCGTCATTTTCTTCATCGGATATTTCGCTTGAATCATCGCTGGAAATTGATTTATTATCTGGTTCATCCTGCTTTGATCTTTCCTCTTCTTCTATGAAACTCTTAAGATCAAGTCTTTGTACCTCTATCTTGGACTTTATTTTCCTTCTCTTTTTAGATTTTGTTTTCAATGGAGTTCTCAATTCGGGAGGATATTCTGTTAATTTTAGAGGGAATCTAATTCCTGAGACGGGTACCTGGGATATACATTCATTATTTTTAATTCTTTTTTCAAGGCATTCTATGCTTTCAGTGTCTTCAAAATAAAATCTCATATTTAATCTTTTAAGTATGTAATTGATATTTGCGATGTAATTGGTAGAATATTCTTTAGGTAAGTGGATAGCATTTTTAAAGAGTTGTATGTACTTATTCAAGTCTTTCATGTAAGTTTCTCTTAATTTTACTTCTTGGAATGTTTCATTTACTTGAGTTGTATTTTTAATTTTCTCAATCGGGTCTTTAATTTTTTGTGAATGATAGAAATTACATTTACTCTTCTTTTTGGTTTCCTGAGTATCGCATTTAAATATATTAAATGTTCCATTGGTTGTAGTTTTTTCAAAGAAAAGAGCCTTACTTCCGCATTTGCAATTCATTATACAATATAATAAATGTATTATGTATTTATATTGTATAATTTATTAAACACGGTTGTTTTATGTAATTTAAACTATCACCCAGCCGGCGCGCTCATAGTCCTTAAGGCCTTGTCCAGGAACCACATCACCTGATAAACTTGTCATCCTAGCATGCTGGCTGCCGGGCAACGCGGGGACCCCCAAATAATGATATCCTTGATTACATCCAGCAAATCTGCACCCCCTCCCCCATCCATCATTATGCTGATCATTTCCGTGTACCCACGCAAGCTTTATAGCCTCCCCTCTGCGAACTACATTTTTAAGTTTGTCTTCTACTTTTTTTGTTAATCTATCTTCAAAATCTTTAAAATATTTTTCTGATACAGTATTTAGTTGTCCTTCTTCGCCTACAGTGATAATGTATCTATTGACATCCCAGTAAGATACATTAGAATACAAATAAACGATTGAAAAAATCGCCAAAAATAACGTAATACCTATTACTAACTTGTTCATTATTAATATAAATTTATTTTTTTTTTTAAAATTTAAAGAAATAATACATATTTATTTATATTCTATAATGATTACAAATGTTTACCCCAAATACGAACCAAAAACAGATTGGGAAAATCAAACGAAGGTAAACATGAACATTAGGGATTTACAGGGAAAATATCCAAATGGTTGTCAATGCTGCGGAAACATCTACACAAAAGATAAATTTTCAATTTTAATTAATACTCATTTTAAAACTAAGAAGCATCAAAAAATGTGTATGGAACCCGCTAATGCTACATTTGAAAATGACTTTAGGTGTGTAAATGACATTAACATTGCTTACGAAGAGTCGTGTAGAGAAAACAGACAACTAAAACGTCTTAATTATGAACTTTTTCAAAAAAATAAAAATCTAGAAGAACAACTTAGTATTTATAAATTTCCTGGAAATACAAATCTTATAGACTTAATTTAAAGGAATGAAACATTTACATCTACAATGAACCGTGTAGAACAACTTGAAGCTATTCAAAAAGAATGCCGCGAGCTTTTCTCTAAGAAAAATTCGGATTATGGTGATGCTTTTGCTACATATGGTACAGTTGGAGTTCTAGTAAGAATTGGAGACAAACTTCAAAGATTTTCTAAGATTACATCAAAAAGCGTTGAAATTGAAGTAATCGATGAAACATTGCGCGATACCTTAATGGATCTTCATAATTATGCCGCGATGGCAATTATGACACTTAACGATTCTAAGTAGATTTATTACAAAAAAATATAAAGTATAGGTACATTCATAATTAATACATCGTGTCAATTTAATTATGACTGAATCTCTCGAAGGACTTCGCAAATTTCACAACTGGATTAAGTCTCAGCTTATTTTTGAAGCTCAGAAAAAAACCAACGGAGATTGTCTTTTAGATGTCGCTGTTGGTAGAGGTGGAGACATAATGAAATGGAGCAAAGCAAGACTTAAATACGTCACAGGTTTTGACATTGATAACAAGAGCATATACGAAAAAAAAGAGTTTGATGGCGCTATTAAAAGATACAATAGTATTAAACATCTTCCTAATATGCCAAGATGTTACTTCTGGAATATTTCAGCGATAGATCCATTTGCACTTAACACGGTAAACTCTAAAGATAATAATAGATTTTATGACATAGTATCCTGTCAATTTTCTTTTCATTACTTCGTAAATGACATAGATATTACATTAAATATGATTTCTAAAAAACTCAAAACAAATGGATATTTCATTGGGACTGCGGCAGACGGAGATGTTATATTTGAACTTTTAAGAAATAAAGATGTATTCGAAAATGACACAATTTGTCTTAAAAGAACAGATGACGAAGGAATGTATTCATTTGAATTAAAATCGGTTAAGTCATCCCGAGAGACTTATTTTGAATATCGGGGCGCTTCAATTGAATACTTTCTACATAAAGATCATCTCGTCGAAAAGTGTAAAAATCACGGTCTTGAATTAATAAAAATTAATAATTTTACTGAAATTTACGACACGTACCGTTACGATTTGACTGAAAAAGAGCAAATCTGTAGTTTTTTAAATTTTTCTTTTGTTTTCAAAAAAGTTTAAATTTACTTCTTGGTACCGTATCTTACTCTCTTCCAAGCTTCTTTAAGAGAAATACCTTCCTTGTGTTTAAGTTTCATCGCCTTCGAGGCGAGATCAGGTGCGGCTCTAGATCCAGATTTAGGTTTTCTTCCTACACAACGTCCCTTCTCATTTCTGTCCTGATAACTCTTACACTTTTTCATGTATCTGTCACTTGAAGGATTGTAATCATAACCCGCCAAGGCGGGTGGATAATATCCCTCTTTTTTCTTACCGTATCTTACTCTTTTCCAAGCTTCTTTAAGAGAAATACCTTCCTTGTGTTTAAGTTTCATTGCCTTTGCAGCAAGATCAGATGCGGTTCTAGATCCGGATTTAGGTTTTCTTCCTACACACCGACCTTTCGCACTTCTAGTCTGATAGCTCTTACATTTTTTCATGTATCTGTCACTCGAAGGATTGTAATCATAACCCACCAAGGCGGGTGGATAATATCCATCTTTTTTCTTACCGTATCCAGTTGTCATCTGAGACATTAAATTGGCAAGGGATTTAACTCCTACTTTAACACGTTTATTATTCATTTATATAATACAAATTATTTTTTTTTTAAATGTAGTCAGGGTTTTTCTTGATGTATGTCTTGAGATTCCCTAGTTCTCTCCAATCTCTTGAGATACCAGGACATGTTTGAGAACCAAATGTATTTGATACATTGATAAACGAATTATTTACGTATTTCTTGAATGTAATACACTCGCTAATAAGTTTTACATATTCTTGTTGGTTTCTTTGTTCACGGGAGTAAACAGCAAATTTTTCAAAAGAGGATTGTAAAACTGTAAGTACAAGTCTCCATATATTTTCATACATAATATTCTTTTTATTCTGTTTGTCTATCTTCTGAATTTCAAATTTCCACTGTTCTCTGCCTATGTCATTGAGTAGATATTTAACTCTTAGATGAAGAAGACTCCTGTCTGAATTTTCTGCGCGCCCCTGAAATGTACCCGTTAACCATTCCACGTGTCTATAAAATCTGTACATATTAGAAAAGGTGTCGCGTATTAAAACCTGATTTGGAAAAAGGTTCATAACTGTGCGAGTAATGAAAACGGCATCTAGATTGACTCCGCATACATTCTGTACCTGATTATTCTCATAAGGATTTCTTTGAATTTCTTGTCCTGTTTCACGGAGCCAGCGAAAATACTCTGGGTTGTGGTTATACCCCTGCATTTGCTGCCCTGTTCTCCAAGAAAACTGAATATGACACTTAACACACCACATTTGGTCACAGCCGTCTATTTTAGATATCATCTCTCCACAACCTGGGCAAGGTTTTGCCTGTTTTTTAATCGCCTGTACAGTTGCTTTAGTTTCTTCATCACATATGTGCCCAATGTCTTTTATTTCCATACACATCTTACAAAAATTAGTTTCGCACATCTCGCAGTGATAATCATGGTTTAGAAAGCCATTACAAGTTTCATTACAACATTTGATAGTAAAATTAACAGATGCTGTATCTTCTGTGGATGTACCATAATGAAGCCTTTGTAATTCAAGAGCATATGCTTGATATATATCGTTTTGTTCTTTGAGTAGTTGTTTAAGTCTGTCCTTTTCTTTCTGGACATCTTCCATTTGTTTTCTAATTTCCCTCATTTTCTTTTCCTTGATAGCATCCTTCTGTGTATCTGGAAGAAGAGAAATCTGTCTTTCAACAAAAAGTTCTTCATTGTGTCTTTTAAGATCTTTATCAACGAATGTTTTTGTTAAATTTTTAATCATGAACTCTCGTTCCCAAGGAGTTTTACAAAACATACACGCAGGGTCGTTCTGGGAGTTCAGAATGTAGGTTTTACAGCAAGTCCTACACGCATAATCTTGAACGTCACAGCCATTACATTCTACTTTAAAATGGGTCGAGTTGTTAAACTTCTCACAGCAGATAGAGCAGTCCATTGTTATAGTATTATGTATCTAATTATACATCTATTAGGTTCTTAAATTAATTAAAAAAATGTAATAATTCTATGGAGACGGCGGGGCTTGAACCCGCGACATTCGGCTCATAAGACCGACGCTCTAACCGACTGAGCTACGCCTCCATAGAATTATTAAATAATAAATTAAATTTAATATCCTCCACGTAGTCTTAGAACTAGATGAAGTGTATTTTCTTTTTGAATATTGTAATCCGCTAGAGTTCTACCATCCTCTAATTGTTTTCCTGAAAAAATAAGTCTTTGTTGATCCGGTGGAATTCCTTCTTTATCTTGAATTTTTGCCTTAATATTATCAATTGTATCCGAAGATTCTACTTCAAGTGTTATTGTCTTACCTGTTAATGTCTTAACAAATATTTGCATAATGTGTTATATTCTTTTTCTTTATATACATTTATCAAGATTTAAATTTTCTTTTTTAATTTCTCCTTCTTGCGATGTGTCATTTTTCTTAAGTCTTTCACATTCTGATACTTTATCATTATAGATGTCTTCTAGATTTTCATACATTTCAGTAGTTTCTGCGAGTTTTGTTTCTGTTTCCCGAAGAGTAACTCTTAATTTGTCAAAATTTTGAATTACACTTGTATATTTTTTATATAATTCAGAATAAGTATTATAAATCATTCTATTAAAACCATTTGTACGAAACAAAACATTACCAATTTGACGATTATGCTCGATACATTTATGTACTTCATCTGTTTTTTTCTTAATGATGAATTTCATTTCTGAAATTTGCTTTACATTACATCTATTGTTGTACCTAAATGTACGGTCTGTTGTGATATAAAGTTTTACCATTTAAGCTGTATGTTTTATTTCTTTAAATAAAATAATAATTTTAAATTAAAAATGTATACTTGGATTGTTGTATGCGGAGGCATATTTTCTTTCATAACAGCTATGGGGATAGGTGCAAATGATGCAGCAAACGCCTTCGCAACTTCAGTTGGTTCTGGGGCTTTAACAATTAGAAAAGCGGCTGGTTTAGCTATTATATTCGAAACATCTGGGGCTATTTTGATGGGAAGTCACGTGACTGATACTATTAGAAAGGGAATATCCGATTATCAATGTTTTGAAAATGAACCTGAACTTTTGATGTATGGCTGTATGTGGGTAATGATATGTGTTAGCGGATGGTTATTTGCCGCTACTTATTATGAGATGCCCGTTTCAACTACTCATTCTTGTGTAGGAGCTATGATAGGTATGACAATTGCTTTAGCAGGTAGTGATTGTGTTTTATGGTATAAACAGACAGATAATTTTCCTTATGTTTCGGGAGTTCTAGGAATAATATTATCATGGTTTATATCTCCTATATTTTCAGGTATATTTTCTTGTGGATTATTTGCGGTTTTAAGACAATCTGTGTTGAGAAGTCAAAACTCAACTAAAAGACTAAAACTTGCTTTTCCAATTTTAGTGGGGATTACACTTGTAATAAATTCGTTTTTTATAATATATAAAGGAGCAAAAGGTCTGGGTTTACACAATATATCCGCTCCTCTTACAGTTACAATTTCTTGCGGAATAGGACTTTTAGGTTCTATTGTCACTTATCCGATTACTAAATGTATAACAAATAAAACTGTTAAAATTCACGAGGATGTCTCTAATAAATACTCCCAAGAACATATTAGTCAAAATTCAGTAGAACTAGGTATAAACAATGATACAGAACTTAAAAAAGTTATAGATTTTAACATTTCGGCCGAAAAATTCAGTGACGAAACAGAAGAAGCTTTTAGATATTTACAGATATTTTCTGCGATATGCGATTCATTTAGTCACGGGGCCAATGACGTAGCAAATGCTATAGGTCCATTCGCTGCTATATACTTAATTTCAAAAGATACAAACCTTAGTAAAAAATTAGATATGGGAGACGATTCATTTTGGATACTTTCGTTAGGTGGAATTGGTATTTCCCTTGGATTATTACTTTACGGTAAAAAAATAACAAATGCTCTAGGTCATAAATTGTGTAAAATTACTCCAACCAGGGGTACATGCATCGAGTTAGGGTCTGCCCTTGTTATAATAACTGGATCGCGCCTCAAAATACCCCTGTCTACTACACATTGTCAGGTGGGTGCTACAGTAGGTGTTGGTCTATTAGAAAATAAGAGATGTGGTAGTATTAATAAAAAACTCTTGTTAAAAACATGTTTCGGATGGGTAATTACATGTATCATAGCAGGCGTTTCAACTGGAATAATGACAGCACAGGGTGTTTATTCTCCTAAAATAATATAATATAAAAATAAAATACATACATCTTCAATGCCTTTTGGTCGTCGTGTAAATTTGTCAAGAACCGGTCTTAAAAAAGAATTAACTGTTACACCTTTCACACCAGGTGATTATGCTCCGGTAAATTACACGTTGTACAAGCTTACGAATAAATTTATGTACATTCCTCGGTACTTCTCCGATGAAGGCGAATTAATTTTAAATGAAATACACCCTGAATGTATTAAAATAAATAGTTCCCCGAGAGAATATCAAAAAACTACGATTGAAGAAATTCACACTGAATTACTTAAAAATGGTTCTTGTATAGCATCGTTGTATACTGGTTGGGGCAAAACATTTGCTAGTCTTTACATCGCAAGTTTACTTGGAGTCAAAACTATAATTCTAGTTAATAAAGAATCTCTGATGGAACAGTGGAGAGAACAAATTACAAAATTTTTGAATGTTTCGCCTGGTATAATCCAAGGTAAGAATGTCAACACAAATGAGTGTATTTGTATAGGAATGATTCAGAGTATTTCGATGAGAGACTACCCAGAAGAAATATTCAAAGATTTTTCATTCGCTGTTTATGATGAAACACATCATTATTGTTCTAAGGTATTTTCCAGTGTTTTTTATAAAATAGGAGCCAAGTATAATCTTGGACTAACTGCTACATTGAAAAGAGCAGATCGTTTGGAACACACACTTGAATGGTTTTTAGGTAAAGTAGCTGTAAATGTACAATTACTTATTATAGAACCAGAGATACATATTTACAATTTCTCAGATTTTTCAGAAGATGTAATTAAGTATTTACCGAATGGAAAAGTAAATTCACCAGCTAGTATTACATCTATTACAGAAATAGAGTGTCGAAATAATCTAATTTTAAAATTAATTAAAGAGTGTTATACATCCAACAGAAAAATTCTAGTTTTGTCTGATCGTAAAGCTCATTGTGACTTGATATTTAATTCGTTAAGTTCTTATTCAGTTGGGTTATATTATGGGGGTATGAAAACAGACGATCTTAAGAAGTCTAACAAATGTAGAATTATAATAGCAACATATCAGATGGCATCAGAAGGTTATGATAATCCAGAATTAGATACATTAATACTTGCTTCTCCAAAAGGCAACGTCGAGCAGGCAGTTGGTAGAATTTTACGTAAGAAAAATGAAAATCTACCACTTGTCATAGACATTAATGACACTATAAGCGTATTTAATAATTGGCATCGTAAAAGACTTTCATTGTATAGAAGCAAGAAATTTAAAATTAGTTACAAGACGGAAAACATAGACATAGTTACCGACATTATTAACGAGTGTATAATTAGATAATTTAAATTCTGGATGTGTGAACTGTGGTTCTTACTGGAAATTCAGATAGACTCTGTCTAGCTGCTACGGTAGCATAAGCTTTTCTGGCAGGATACTTATTCATAGAATATATCTTTCCAAAACGAGAATCGGCGGCTAGTCTAGTTTCTACGGTACCGATTGAAATAGGTTCTGGAGCTTCTAATTCAATTCCATCACTGGCAGCTGGTACAGCTACTTGTGAGGGACCTGAGGCAGGAGTAACCTGATTTACCTTGGTGTTAGGCTTAGTATCAGATTTCTTTACTACTACTACTTCTTCAGGTTTTACTTTTTCAGCAACGGTAGTTACTTTCTTACCAGCAGAAAGCGATTTACCTTGGGCTACTACAGTCTTGTTGGGTTTTACCTGAGCTGCCTTAACTACAACAGTTGTCTCAGGTTCTACCTGGCTAGAATCAGCTACAACCGTCTCGTTAATATCAACGTCTTCCTTGGTGACTAATTCAGACTCTCCAGTTACCATGCTCTTTTTAAGTACTTGCTGCCTTGGCTTTACCTGATCCGGCTTTACAAGAACTCTTTCACCGGGTTTAACATCCTTTGCCTTTACAACTACATCTTCAGTTTCTACTACATTCTCCTTTTTAACTTCTACATTTTGACCTGGTTTAACCTGCGAAGAATCTACTTCTACTACAGCATTTGGTTCTACATCCTTTACTGTAGCGGCAACGGGTTCGTCTTTATCAATGGTAGATCTTGTAGAAATACCATATGGACCTCTGTAAGTCTTTGCGGCATACAGGGAGTCTAGTCGGGCTCCATCGTCTAACACTGCACCCGTGATTCTATCATCAAAATGAAATTTATTAGATGCTTGATTTTCAATTTGATCGGCGTTTAAAGCTGTTAAATTCTTCTGAATGTCACCTTCCAATGAAAAGGCATCTCTATTTCTGTACTGCTTTCTAGTTGAAAATGTACCTGTAAACCACAAAACACCTAGTATCGCGGCAATTGCTACGACGAACATAACAGGCATTGGTACTTCTGTTAACATCATTTATTATAAATAAAATATATTTTTTTTAAATAAATAAATTAGAATGAGCGCAAAAAATAATTTAACGCAAGATATAATAATTATTTTTTCAATAACCGCCTTTTGGGATGTAATTCTTAGACTGATGTCAGAGGGCAAAATTAAATTTCTTGGAATTGAAAATATGAAATGGATTACAGTACTTGAAGAATATTTTCAAAAACACACCATTTTGTCCGCTGCCCTTATAGCTGGATTTGTCGGAGCAATCACACACTTTATTATAATTAAATCCCTTGACGCATTCAATATGACCGGAGTAAATATTTATACTACACTCTTGGTAATTATAATTTCTGGAATAATAGGTATACCAATAAGATACTCTGGTATATTTCCACATCTTAAAAAACATTATTATGATTCCTTAGGTTTTGGTTATTCTTTTGCAACAGACGCCTTTTCAGGTATCGTAGTCGGGGCCAGTTATCAAATTATTAAATTAATTTATTAAATTGTAATGTAATGTATATAGTAAATGAATGGCAAAGAAAAAATTATTGAAATCCGAAATAAAGACTATTATATCAAATTATTAAATCGTCTAAGACATAATGGTCTTTATGAAATATTTACAGAAGAAGAATTGGATTATCCAAAGATAGTACTTGGAGTTATAAATTTTTTAAATGAGAATAAGAAATTAATTAAAAATTTTCAATCGAAAGATTTTGAAAAAATAATTATATTATGTATAGATGAAATACTAACTAAAAAATACAATGCAGACATCGATTATGAAAAACTTGAAATTGTATTAAATTTAGTCAAGAATTCTTATTTAATAAAAACTTTATTTATAAAAGTTAAAGACGCATTTCTTAAGAATTATTATAAATATAAATGTAAGTTTTGTATATCTCAAAACGACGATGACATCATAAACACTGAAAATTAAACTTGTTTCGGGGCAAGACAATATTTAATCTGCCCTAAATTTGCCACGTTGTACAAAATAGTCAATGGATATCCAGTCTTTAGATAAATTTCAACTGTATTACACAAATTAGTACATTTAGTGAATAGTAGAATGTATTTGGTATTATATACGCCGCATTGTTCTTCAGCTACAGAATTATCATTTGTTTCATTAATTGTAATACTCTGATCGGCGAAATCTCCTATAGCTCTTAATTTAAGGGCTTTGTTGTATGTAAAATGTATTTCATTTGAAATGTTAGAAAGATCTGAGATGTAAGTCTGAAAATCAGAACTTGGCATTGTTATGTAACTATTAAATTTAATATCTGGTATTTTATAAATCTTTTCATCCATATCAAGAAGTTTAATTTTCGTACAGATTTTTGACTTCTTTTCGCTATTTTCGCACTGAATGTACATGTGTCCTTCTTCATTTTCGTATATAGTAAATGATATAGTATCAGCATGCTTAATACCTTTCAAAATTTTAAAAATAGACAACAAATTTACACCTATGTTAGTTACTCTAGTACAGATGTATTCTTCAAATTTCTCTCTTTGAAGAAATAAATTTACAATAGCACTATTAGTTCCGTCTATCGTCGTGAGTTTAAGTCCAGCGGAATCTGCTTTGAAATTTACATCTGAAAGAATATTTTTAAGAGACTCGAAGAGAATTCTTATAGCATTTGTCTGTACAGTTTTAAATCTAAATAATACAGGTTCTTCAATTTTGTCTGTCATTATTTAGATTTAATAAATTTGTTTTTTAAATACATTATTAATTTTCCAAAAGATGTTCATCTCTTGGATCTACCGCAGCGTGTCTCTTCCAGATTAGTTTACAAGGAAGGGGTTTAGTAATACATTTTCTGCCGTTCAAAGGTGTTTCATTTGAAAGCATCAAAAGTGTACCATCGTTAAAATCAATGTCTTCATAATCTGGATGATCCATCAAGGCATCTTCAAGCTTAATTGGTTCTTCACGATCAATGTAAAAATTACAATACGGTCCTAACCAAGGCTGAATATACTTTGTAACATCCATTCCATTAAGAATAACTACTTCTGGATAATATGGATACTTTGTAGGAGCAATATCAAAAGGATATATGGGGAATGTAATGTCTTTTTTATAAGTAATGTACTTCATAAATTCTCCATTAAACATATACTCAATTACAATATATTTAATTTTATTTTCATCGGTTTCCATTTCGGAAATTTGTTTGTCTGTTAATTCAGATTCAAGAATTTCAGAACCGTCTTCAAAAATTACGCGATAACACAATAATTTGTACTCGTCGTGTTCATATTTGTCTTCGAATGTCTTATAAGGACTGAGGTAATTATAAGCTTTATTAAAGACGTATGTAAGTAGACCTATAAAAGTAAAGGTATATAAAGCAAACATTTATTCTTTTTAATAAAAGGTTTCTTTAAGTCAATTAATGGAAGAAACTGTTAAGAAAAGAGGACGTAAAAAAAAGGAACCTCAGGAAGTAAAATGTGTAGTTTTAGAAGAACAAGTTAAGAAAAAAAGAGGTAGAAAAAAGAAATGGGAAACAACTACTTTCAAGAATAATTACATTAATGAAAATGAAGATACATTTAATTTTGAAGACGCTTTTGTAATTGAAGAAGATTATTCAAGTAGTGCTTTGTCTTTTGGAAATCTATGTATTCATGTACATGATAAGGAAAAAGAAGAAAACACAGACATTTCAGACTTTTTTACAGAACATAATAAAGATTGTAATATAATATTATCAAGTGACGAAGAAGACACCTGTGACATTGTTAAAGAGAATATAAAGAATTTAAAACATTACAATAAGGGAACTGACGTAACTAAGGCTAAAAGTAGCGTAAATGATGTTAGATGTTACAATTGTCACCATACATTTAAAAATACGCCATTTTATCTACCTATAGATTATTGTCCTAAATTACAACGTTACAAGTTATTTGGTAATTTTTGCTCTCCTAATTGCGTCAAATCTTATTGTATAAATAATAAATCTTTCGAAAATAAAAGTTATCTTGTGGGACAATTTTACAGGGCTCTTTTTGGGCAAGACTTTAGAATTAAGTGTGCTCCTAATATATTAACATTAAAGGAATATGGAGGGGATAAAAGTATAGAAGAATTTAGAAAATTATCCTATACTAATTCCAGATACACTATGAATAATATAAATACAAAAATTATTACTATTGGTTAGAAGTTATTTTAGAAGTATAACTTATATATTATAACTAATAATAGAATTATTATAACTAACATATAATTTTTAGTAATTCTATCTTGTATAATATTATTTTTAAACAAATAATTTAGTTTTTCATCAGCTGATAAATTTATAAAATTTTCTTCTAATAATCTAGAATACATTTCTTGTGTATTTCCAAAAAAAGATGTATTTAAAATTTCTAATAATCCTTTATTCTCTTGATAAAGATTAAATTCTGGAGTATTTGAAGTATAAAGTTTATTAGAACTTTTAATAATATCATTTGATAATAAAGATTGATTAGTATTTTCCGTAATATTTACAAGGGGTTGATTATAATATAATACCATTTATACAATATATACTATTTTATTTTATTTTATTTTTTTTTTAAATATTAATAGCTCTTTTCCCCTTTTCATTAATTTTAACTTCTTTAGAAGTTTCTACAGTGCTGTTAGAAACTGAATCATCATCTCTCATCATACTAGCCAAATTCATACTTGGACCGGATATTTCTTTTGAGTTGGGTTTTATCTGCGATCCTGAAGAATTACTCATTGCGGCGGCTATATTTTTCATGATTTCAGAGTTTTGGAGTCCATTGTCTCCCGTTGGAAGAGCACTGCTAAATAATGATTTAGTTACGTGGAACATAAACGCGCTTCCGGCCAGTGTTACTAACAGCTGTAACTCAGGTGGGAGTTCTGCGCGAGTTTTATATTTTTCATGAAGTCTTTCAAATACTGATTCGTAATCATCTAAATTGTCCATTACAGATTCTGACCATCCATCTAATTTTGCTCCAATTGGGTCAAATTTTTTATTAGCAATCTCAAGACCTGTAACAGCTGCCATTAATATCTTTTGTTGAAATTTTACACTCATCTCTTTCTCCATATTACCCTGATGAAGTTCTAATTCAAAACGTAGATCCGAAAGTTTAGATGTCATAGAGTATTTCTTAGTAAGTTCTACACCTTTCTTTTCCAATGCGAGTAGCTTAAGAAGAATTTCTTGTTTTTCTTGTTTGGGATCTTTCTTTTCTTTGGTGTCCGAACCGTCACTCGAATCTGAATAATCAGAATATTCTGAACCGGATTCTGAACCGGATTCTGAACAGGATTCTGAACCAGAATCTGAACTGGACTCTGAACCAGCCTTTTTCTTAGAATTATTTACGAAACTTTGATAATCATCTGCATTAAATTTAGACTTTGACTTTACATTTTTAAGATTTGTTTTCTTTACCGGGGTAGCTGCCGATACTGTGCTACCTGAAACATCAGACGCGGAATCGTCAGAGTCTCTAATGACGTCGATTCCTTTTACACTAACAGGATTCTTAATTTGTACAGTAGGTCTAGAAGAATTCTCAGTTTCTATCTGTATTTTTGGTACAGAACCGCTCATATTATAATTAAACGAATTTATTTTTTTGTTATCATTGGAACGAGTAAATAATATCTTGAGAGGGTATTGAATATTGTACTTATCTATAAATGACATGCATGCATATGTGATTACATTTTAATTGTATCTTTTTTTTAATTCATTTTAAAGACAAAATGTATAAATAACAAATGTTAACAAATAATATAATTTATGGAGCGGGAATACTCTTTTATACTAAAAGTATAGAACAAACACCCTATTTTTTTCTTGGAAAAGACTGGGAAAACAAATGGTCAAATTTTGGAGGAGCATGTGAAGCTATAGATAAATCAGATCCAGAAATAACGGCAGCAAGAGAATCTTGGGAAGAAACTCTTGGATGTATAGAAGATTATGATCTTATTAAAAATACTCTTTCTAGATATAATTCACAGTGTATAAAGTGTAAAACACCTTCTGGTTATCCTTATTATATGTATCTCGTTAAAGTTCCTTTTAATATCAATTACAGACACAGATTTTTGTCTACTAAAAAATTTATATCAAAGATACATGTCGATAAAAAGTTTTTAGAGATAAATGATGTAAAATGGGTATCATATGAAACTATTAAAAACAGTATCGGTTCTAAACAGCCCCTAATAAAACTAAGAAATATATTTGAACAAACACTCTCAGATAATAAAGAAATTATTGACGATATTATTTTATAGATATCATTTTTTCTTTGAGAGATGTAACAGGTGTTACAATCGGAGGTAAAGGTGTAGAATCTGGATTACGATACACATTCATTGGTTTTATAGCATTTTTTGGAACTACAGCCTGAGCTAAAGAACTTGGAACAATTAAATGAGACATTAAGTTTTTATCTGTTATACCAGATACTTGATTCTTGGGTTTTACCTTTTGAATAATTCTCTTGGCTTCGGGGTCTTTGGCTTCCGAAACTGTACTGGTTAATAAAATATGTGTATTTTCTTTAATGTCATTTGTTTTAAGATTTAAAGAGTTTATAAGATCGTCATAATAACTAGATCTACCAACTATATTGTCTTTTGTGGCATATTCTTGATCACAAGGTACAGTCTTTTTAAATGAGATAGTCTTTTGTGGTGGAAGTTTATTTATTATTCTAATTTCTTTAGGATCTTTTTTTGGTGAATTTATCCGAGTATTGATATCATTTGCTACAACTTGCATTTCCTTGTTAAATTGATTAACATTACGGTCAGTAATATTCATTATAATTTACATTTAGTAAATATTTTATTTTAGATTGTAATTACGAGATATATTTTTCATATCTGCGTCTACCTTATCAAGAGGATACAATCTTTCATGTGTTTTCATATGTTCAACCCTGTCTTTAAATCCTACTAAATTAGGTCTTGTCTTAATTTCAATATCTCTAGGCATCTCATCAATAGAATTTAACTTCATATTGTTTCTTTCTTTTAATAAATCAGGATTTATTTCCCTTACGTCGGGTAAAATTTTATTTTCATATCCTATTCTAGTTTTATAAATACTGGTTGCTCTCTCGGTGTATGTATTATTAATGTCAAATGCAGAAGTATCACCTGGTAATATTAGTGTACCTACTTGCGCATCCTGTTTATATCTTCTAGTGGCTGTCAATTCATTAGAACTTTCTAATGCCTTAGAATCACCTGATTTCATCCTTAATTCAGATGACTTATATGGATAATTATTTTTATAAGAAATGTCTTCTTTAGAAAGGCTACCGTTAGAATCTACTTTATCTACAGTAGACGGTCTAACCCATCCATATGCTCTTGTAGATGAACCACCTTTTACATTTTTTCCGATATTTAAAATACTACGATCTTTTACTTCGCTCATTTTTTCTCCAACTTCGTTGTACATCTTAGGAGCTGACTGTAAAGAAATGTCTTCTTCTACACTTTTTACTAAACTGTCTATTTCTTCTGGGGAAACATTTTTTGCTGAATTTATAAGTTTAGGGTCTAATTCAAGATCTTGGATTATTTTTTTAACTTCTCCTGAAAGTTTTTCATTTACATTTTCATGGTTTTCTTTTGTAAATATCTTAGATAACCAAGATGAATTCATAAGTTCAGGATCAGAAAGATTAGATCTACCGTACAGATTAATATATAAACCAAGCAAAGATAACGTTATTATCGTTATAGTTATTGTATTCATAATTATTATTAATTAAATATTTTAAATTACAATATTAAATTTAAGATATTTAATTAAACTTCTGTTCTACATGTTGGACATGTATTTGATTTTTCGGTAAGCCATTTTTTAATACACGTTTTACAGAATGTATGACCACAATTTAACTGTACATTTAGTTTTTTATTTTCCATACAAATACAACAATTAGAAAGTTCTTTATTGATATTCAATTGATTAAATTGATCTTCAGTCAAGGTCTTTTTAATTTCTTCCATGTTTGTATCTCCGATGTCTTGTCCTATTATTAAACTATGTGTAAGTGCTAATAACAAAGGATGTAAGATATCTTCAGCCGTGTCCATATGAATCTGTACAGGTTGAAAATAATAAATTCTTTGTTCTTCCGGCACTGAAATTATTCCTTCTCTTGAAGAATAGGCTACAGAACCTATATTTGAAGACATATACATTGTTTTATTTAATGTTTATATTTAATTTTTTTATACCTATTTAATCTAACATTTTATTTGTTTTACTTAGTCTTCCAGAGTTAGTAATCACATCCTTATTAAGTATTTTTGAGCTACCAATTGTTTCATCTAAATTTTTATAATTTAATGTTCTTGTAAAGGGAACATCTTTAGCCGTGTTTTTAGTATAATCGGTAAGTGTGAATTCATAATCCTTGTCGCCAGAATTAATATTTTCGGTATCATATAACATATAATACCTGTTATTATAAGACACCAATTTCTCGGTATATCTTTCATTCATACCAGCTGGCGCCGAAGTAAGATCTATAGCCTTATTTCTAGTTCTTACAACAACGGGTCTTAACTTTTTAGTCATTGCTTTACCTTCTATCTGTTCTTTATTGTATTTAACTAGAGCCTTTACAGCTCTATCTTCTACCTTAGCAGAATGTAACACAGCGTAATCAATTTGTTGATTATATCTGCCTTCCGAATTGTAGTCTATGATTTTGGATTTAGCGGTTTCTCCTGTATATTCCATTATTATATAATAAAATATTTTAATTTAAATATTTCTATTTAGTTTTGATATATTTTTTGTAATAGAATTTATAACTTTTGGTCCAGAAGGTAAAAATTCAGAAGTATCAATCGTTTCATTTGTAATTTTTGATTTAGACTGATCTCCGTCTAGAAAATAGATGTGTTTGCGTTGGTCATCAGTATCTGGAGGAGTATAATCTAGTGATACTTGATTCAATTGATTTTGTAACTCATCAGACATCGCGATTTTGTCTGCTGGTGTTTCTTTTTCTAATTTGTAATTTTCAATTGAATTTTCTACGCCAGGTGTATTAAATGTTAGAAAGTAAAATACAACAGATAATGTTAGTGAAACTAGACCCGAATATATAACATTTATATCCTGTGTGTAAATGTAACCTAATACCGTTACTAAAATTATAAGTCTAGTTAGAGAATTGTATTGATAATTTTTGTCGTCGGATGTAAAAGGGATAATATTAACCGATGAAAACAAAGAACAAAAGTTACTTAACCAATAAGATGTCATTTAATATTACATAATTATTTTATTTTCTCCAGGAATTCTACAGAAAAATTTTCCGTATGTAAATTATTAATTTCGGACTTATAATCAGACGCGTACATGTTATTATACTTATCAAATAAAGTCTTATTTTTGTTTACAATTATTTCTCCAAGTACAAAAAGAGACTGGATGTAGTCCCATATGGCTTTCTTTGTAGTTGGTGTAAGCTCATTCCAGTACGTATCAAGACCGCAATCTTCTGTAAAATTACCAAAATTTTTCGCAGTGTCATTAACAGATTTACTCTTTAAGAAGAAATTGTCGTCTCTTTGTTTTATCTGAGCTTTATAATCTACACAGCCAGCCATAAATAAATTAGCAGGAGTCGCCGGCGAAGTTGTTTTTAAAATCTTAAAGCCTCGATAATAAGTCTTAAGTCTTGCATACGGAAACTTTGATATTATTTTTTCCAGAAATTCCTCGAAAAGTTTATTAAAATTGTCTATTTCTTTAGTCGACATTGTGTATTGTTACATTATAAATACATTTTTTATATCTATTTTAACTCCCAAATAAATAATGTTTTATATATATTAAATGTCATCCGAGATTAAAATCAATGGTATCAACGTTTTTATCAATAAATTCGATACACCTGAAGAAATTATAGACATTGACAAATTAAAAACTGATTTTCCATTAGATGAAGATGAAGAAGGTTTCTACAGTCTAAGTTTATCTCAAAAAAAATTCTTGGGCGACGAAACGATAAATGACAATTATAACCGGCCACCAATAGGTCCGATAGAAAAAGGACTATATTGTAGCGTTTGTGATGCTATAGGTCCAGAGGATCATAAAGAAGATTGCGACACACCTTTACCGGAAAGTTTGATGCTTACAGTGAAGGGATTAAAAGATTATATTCTAGTTCCAAGTTACAGCGGATACCTAGATGACATCAAAAATAAAATCAATGACGGAATTATAACACAGGAAGAACTTAATGAAAAGGTTTTATTATTAGACGACGAAATTTCTCCAGATGAAATTTTAAATGAAGAGAATGAAAATATTTTGACAGAGATTTCTTTTGATTCAGGCGGTGTTTTTAAAAAGAGAGGTCCTAAAAAATTAGCAGCTAAAACTTCAACAACACAATTTTTGAATAATGTTATAATATCTTATCAAAAATCTGATAATAAGACATCTATCAGAATAAGTAAAAATGGTCTTATAAATTTAATTAATGTTCCGGAAGACCAGGAAGAGTACAATGACATGGTATCTGAATTAATTGAGAGGTTAAAAGATTCTGAAGTAATAGATACGGAAGTTTTAGAAGAAATAACTGGTTCATCAGAATACAAATTATTTGACGATTATTCTTACGTCCATTCAATGTCCGGACAGTTTACACTTGAAAATTTCAACGGGAAACAAATAGATTTTGAAAATTTAGACAATTTAATAAGTCCATTTGATTCTTCTGGAGAGATAATATCTAGTAGTATCACTGAAGTAGAAACTACTACATCCGGTAAAAAAGTAATAATTTTCGACGGCATTCGTATAATAGATTGGGAATATTCTTTGGGTAGAATGACTCGTACAGGAGTAATGTCTAAAGAATACATTCGTTTTGTAAATACTCCAGCCCCAGGGTTAAAGATGACGTGTATAATAAATAAATACGGAACTATCACTATGACATTATCTAGATGTAGCGATAAAAATATACAACAAGGATTATGTCAAGAGGGTAATACATCTATTAAAAAAGAATTATTTGAAAATGTAGTAATGTCATTCAATGAACTATTCAAAAAGCAAGAAGACATTCTTACAAATAAAGCAATAGACAAGATTTCCAAGGAAATCAAAGCTTATAACACTGTATCTGGAAACGCCGTTCCATCATCTGTGTGCAGAAATACACAGACAAGAGTAGACGACGATGGAAATACATGGAAAGAAGGAAAAAGGCCAGATCCATATTCTTGGAGTGGTACTTGTCCAGATCCAAATTATCAATATCTAAGCCCAGAAGGAGTACAGGGTCCGGACGGACTTTGGTATCCATGTTGTAAAGCAAAAAGTGAAAAATCAGTTCAGCTTATGAGAGATTATCTAATAAAAGGCTTTCCAAGAAATCAAGCCGAAGCCGAGAAATACAATATAATAAATGGAGAAGATCTTGGTTCTGGAATTTTAATACCCGATAGTAACACCCCTGGTTCAACAGCTGAAATTTCTTTAAATGGGAAAAATGAAATTGTAACTGTAATTAAGAAAAAAAGTAAGAAGTCTAATGACTATACTGTTAGGACACAGGATGGAGAAATTACCACAGTTCAAGGAGAAGCATTTAAAAGAGACACAAGAGTATTTCCAGGATTGAATACATTCGATAAAAATCAGTTGATAGATTGCGTCAAACTTAATCTTAAAAAATTAAATCTTTTTGTAAATCAGGATGGTAATTTAATTAAAAATAAAATTTCAGAATTAAATGAAAAGAATTTACCTGAGAACTCGGCAATTTTCAGCAGTTTAGATGTTTCAATTACTAAAAGAAATCTTACAGTGTTTAGTGTTAATTTATTCAAAACAGTTCCATTTGTAGTAAAATCTGTACCTGGTAATAGTTACCCATTTTTCCTGTGTCTTGGACCCGGTGGAAATTTTTACATCAATTCAGATCTAAACAGTATAGATTCTGAAATTTCTAATAAATTCGACACTGACATCATTTTATTCGGATATCTAAGAAAGAATGAGATAGAAAATGTAAATGAATTTCACATAATTGATTTAATTTATTATGAAGAATCTTATATATCAGTTCCATTTAATAGAAGAAATCAGACAATATCAGAGTTACAAAATTCTATATTAAATAGCATCTCAGATGAAATTATTGCTTTCCCTGATTTTTTTACGGATGTAATAGAAGGTAGCAATTATTTTACATCTGAAAATAAAACGAATACATTAGTATTCATAAATGAGAATGTATGTGATTACATAACGTGGGGTGAAAAGGACATCACTGACGACATAATTGAACTTCAAGTATTAGAACTTACAAAAGGTTCAATTATTAAATTCGGACACAGTGACATGTCTTTCCCCGAAGGGTTAAATTTTCTTAATAAGTATGAATTTACAAAAAGAGAAATTCCAGATAAATTACTACGAGGTGAGTATGTTAAAGTTAAAATTAACAGGGATTCCTCTGGAAATATTGTTCCTAAACGCAAGATAAGTATATTGGGTAAAACAGAGAGAAAAGAAATGTATGACACTGTTTTAAATAATTTGTACACTAAATTCAGACCACTTGATATATCACTTTTCAGTGACCCTGATGAATGGTACATTTCTCAGGACAATACATTAGTAAATTCTGGAACTGTTTTAAAACTTTCAAATGCTGAGTAGATGTGTTAAAAATTTAAATAATTCGTTAACATTGATATTATCACTGATGAATTCAATTTCTATTTGAAACTTTTCATCGGTGTTATCGTTATTTTTGAACATTCTAGTTTCTGGAGAGTATTGAACTGATGTTATAGCTGTAAAATCTACTCTAAATAATGAATTTGGTTCAGTGAAAGAAATGCGGTATTTTCTTTTTGTATCACCGGTGGTGTTAGATTTCATTACTCGCGTTTCAGTAGACAAAGAAAATCGAGTATCAAAAGACAACACATTAGCAATTTCAATGTCTACATTTGATAATCTATTCTTGATCACACTTTCATATTGCATAAATTTTCCGAAGTCATATGAATATATGTAGCGTGTTCTGATACCTTGATCGTAGATGTCTATAAAATCTGAGATTTCCTTCTTAAATCCAAATCTTTCGATTACATTTAGAATTTTTTCAAAATCTGTTCTTGATAAAATGGGATTGAAAAAAGTTTTTCCCGTTTTATTTATTTTACCAAGTCTCATTTCGACTTCAATGTCTTTCGTCGTGTTTACATTTTTAATCATCTCCTCAATTTTAAAGATGTCTTGTTGATTTAATAGTTTAACATTTTCTGAGGCGGCTATACATTTGAACAATTTAGCCTTTGAAGAATGTTCGAGTATAATACGATAAGCTTTTTCATTGTCTGGATTGAGAAAAGCGATAATATTGTCTACATTTACTGGATTTTTAAAGCTTCGCATAACATTCAAGACAGTTCTTATAGCATTTGGTCTTGTTTTATCTGTTCTTGGGTTTCTCCACTTAAAATCTGCTGAAAATTCATGTACGGATCCAGATTTTACAGATGCTGGAACATTTACAACAATGGGTCGCCCGCGATCTTGAAAAATTTCCAATGTATTTCCTTTTACAACTTGAACGTTAGCGGTTGTATCCGTAATTTTAACTATTTTTAAATCAACTGTCTGTTCCGCGGGAGGTTTCCATTTGTATTGTCCGGTAAGTAGATTATTCCAATTTCCAATTGTATACAATGTATCCGCGGCAGTAAAAATTAGACCGTCTAGTTCTAATTTACCCCTAAATTTGTCCGCATTTAGCTTTATAGTGGCGATGTAATCATAATAATTTTTGCGATGTTGTTTCAATTGTGTCTGAAGCCATCCAGAACCTACTGCATTATATAGTGGTAATGTAGCAGACAATAGACTATCAAGAAAATAAATTGGCTTGAGCTCAATATTGAAGGCGTCTACAGATTTAAAAGCATTTGGTAATAGTGGTTCTCCGTTGTTAAATTGAGTCAAATTTGGATCTATCATTTTAGCAAGAATGTCATATCTTGATATATAAGGCCATGGTTCACTACGAAGTCTATTATCTTCTGGAACCATCATAGAAAAAGATTGTCCTATTACTTTTTTACCGTCAGAGTCAATATAAATTTTTTCAGGTCCAAATAAAATGTCGAATATCATAAAAGAAACTCCCCTTATTTTTACAGGATCCAGTTCTCTATGAGGTTTACCATTGATGTCAAAAAATACTAATTCTCCATCTAAAAGCATTTCAGGAGTATTTACATCCGGTAAGTTGAAATTTGATATAACATTTAGTTTCATGTTGCGGTCTACAAAACACACCTTTCTTTGTTTTATATTCGCTACACCGGTGTCAGGACCGATGTACATAAGATATCTCGTTCCATCAACTTTCTGAGTAACAGTATATTTTGATCTACCATTCGGACCCTTGATCATTAAATTTGGCATGTCTGTTTTTTCTAAGGTAATAGGCATTCCTCCAATAAATTTGGACATATCAAAATTTTCATTTTTAGATAGAAAGTTTTTAACAAGTTTATTGAATTGTTCTTCTACCTTGGGATCTTTAAATGGTTCCATCGATGGGTATGTATTAATTATACATTACATTATCTTTTTAATATTAATTATTTTTTGCAATAAAGTATCAGTAATGTAATGATAAGAAAACATACATTTAGTCTATATTCTCTAAATTCTGCACTTGATTTACAAATTAAATAAGCTTTATACCAACCCGTTTTATCGTCTCTAAGTCCTTGTATATTAGTAGTAAGTCTATGAGCCCATAACGGTGCCCCTTCCCAGTTTTTGAAATTTTCTGTCTCAGATAAAACTTGGACGATAAGGGGTTCGTGATACACTAATACATTTTGTTCTGAAAAATATACAGCATCAACGTGTCCGATAAATTTTTTATTTAACATTAATTTTTGAACGTTGTCCCTGGTTTTTTTAGATATAATCTGAGCTTGTGTATGGGCCATTGGATGAGTCTCGTAAAACATTTCGTCTTTTTTAGTGAAAAAACCAAGCGATCCCATAGAAATAATCGTAAAATCATTAGAACCGATATATCTGTCTATTTTTTTATAATGCACTGGATTATAGTTTAGAACTTCTGCGTCATCTTCGAGAATTATAACATTCCCGTAATTTTTAGAATACTCAAACGCTGTATAATAAGCATGTGTTAAATCCTCTACAGTTCTTTTGATAGTATCTGGTTTTTTACAAGCCTTGTATCCTTTGTTTATTTGAAATATAGTTTTCTTTGATAAATTTAAAAGGAGAGGATCCTTCTTAAACCTATCAGAATCTTTCATTGTTAAAACGATTGTTAAATCGACATTTTTGAAAAGTGGATTTTGACTTTCAGCAATATTTTCATATGAATAACAATTAGTCATTTATTAATATGAAATTATTTTAAATTTAATTATTTATCTCATTTCCGGAGGAATATAAGGATATCCAAGAAAATCAAAGATGTCTCGCTCTGTTTCTGGAAAATGTTTTTCTATAATAGTAAGGTACTCATTTTCGGTCACTTTTGGACCTGTGGTGGACTTTTTAGTTAAGTTCTGTTCATTCAATGAATAGCCTTTATCAAGAGCAAATTTTCTCATTTTCACATTAAATTCTTTAGAACCCGTTGTGAAAAGTATAGCAAATGGAAAGGTTTCTATAGGGTGATAAAAGATGTCGAGGTGACGGTAGTATTCATCAATGCTAGCAACAGCCATTATCTTAGTGGGTCCTTTCGCAAATGTATTAGTTTTTTCTATTACACCCCTTTTAACTAAATTATTATAAAATGTATTCATTACTCTTGGATTTTTAACATCTGTAGTAATTAAGGCGTCAATGTCCCCAGAGTCGGGAGTTTTCCTACGATAAGAACCGGCAAGTATAAGTTCGCCTGATAAATCCATTTCAGCCATTGTCTCTTTGAAAATTTCTGTCAGTATTTCATTCCATGTGTCCATTTCCTTGCGAGGAATTCTGCGCATCAAGTCTTCATAATGTTTTAGACCAATTGCTTGTTTTTCATTCAAGATGTCTTTGTTTATTGAATAAAGATACTTTAGTTCCTCAACTGTAGTAATTTCTTCTGTGTCGTATATTTTTGCAGCTGTACTTGGTCCAATGTTTGGAACTTTGGTAAGATTTTCAATGGCAAGAGATCTCTGATCTTGTTCCGTAAGAGATATCCCATCAGTTTGTCCTGTTTTTAGAATGCTGTCTATCTTTTGTAGGATAGAGCTTTTCCATGTTCCATTCTTAGCTTTAAAGTTTTCTTCACCCGCTAATTTCATATCTCCTTCTCTTAGAACCCTGATGTAGTCTTCTACTGAATTTAGGTTCATAGTATCCTTTAAAATTTCATTAGCCTGTTTATAACTTTTAACTTTGAAAGTCCAATTTGCTTCTTTTTCGGAAACTATTTTAGCAATCAGTTTAGACAAAATTTTTTTAACATCTTTTACAGGTACATTCATTTTTTTCTGAATATGTATGTCATCGCGAATTCCTCTATAAACTGGATGACGTGGTACACCTTCCTTTGTCATCTCCATATAACTGAATGAGATTACACTTCCTAATGGCATAAATTCTGCCGAATTTGGATTATTATAATTTTCTCTTTGTGCGTCATTTAAACCTGTTCCTATCTGCGTGAAAATACCGTTTGGTTTACCGTCTGTCGTTAATTCACACTTTAAAGAACCAAGCATACCAGTGTATTTTCCATCTCCTGGAATATATTCTCGAAGTATACACTCGGAGTCTTCTTTGATTTTATACTTAAGCATGTATTTACTTCTTTTAGTTTGATAGGGCGAACCTGAAGCTCTTAGCATGATACCTTCTGCTCCCTCCGAAGTCAATTTAGTATACAAATTCACAAGTTGTTCCATTGTTTTAATTTTAACTTGTTCGGTGAACTGAAGAGGAAATATTTTTTTACCAGGATACTCTATTTTATTCCAACATACTTTGCGATCTTTTACAACAGTTTGTAGAAAAGCCATTCTTCTTTCAAATGGTCGAGGATCATTGGGAATATCAAACACTTTGAAAACCACGGGTGGATCAGTGTCGCCAGCCCATATATTCTCAATTTGTTCTGTCGTGTAACTTTTACCTGGTTTGATTGTAGAAAGTCTGCTTGTTTTTTGAAAAAGACCTCTACCGATCCATATTTCTCCATCTAATGGTATACCAGGTGGCAATACATTTTTAAACCATTCCGGTACATAAGTGTAAACTTTTGGTTTACCAACGCCTGAACCACGTGATATCATTTTCTCTCCATCCCATAATGCCCGAATGCCGTCCCATTTTTCAGATGCCCACCAACCAATTGGCGGCGCCGATATATTCAGCTTTTTAGACATCTCATCAGTTAGTTTTATAATATCCCCGGATTTGCTATCATATAAATTCTGTGCCGTCATCACTTTTAAATTATCTACATACATTTTGTCATCTGTTGTAGAAATTACCTGAATTTCTGGATAAACAGCTTTGTAAGTACCATTACAAACGTTCTTTTCTTTGTATTTTACAAAATCTTCAAAAGCATCAAAACCAGATCTGAGTGCTAAATTTGTAAGACACTCTTTCAGTTTATCAACTTGCATATTATACAGTTTATAATATATTTATTTAAATGTATTAAGAAATGTATTTTTTTGCAATTAATCAGTGTCTATTTGTTCCGTGATTATTTTAATATCTGGTACATCAACTTCATCTTTGAGATTTGAGAATATTTCTTCCTGTGATGGTCTACGAGAATATTTGTTTTGAAATGCTCCTACAAAATCGGTTACCTTTGAAACTTTTTCATCATAAATTTGTTTTTCAGTTATTAATTTTTCAATCTTATTTCTCTCTGTGATGTCAATTTCGGAAGATTTTTCAGTACGTTTGTATACAACATCTTTTAAAGAGTTAATTTCATTAAAAAGTTCTGGTTTAATAAGTTTATTAAAATTTTTATTTTTACGAAGAACGTCATTTTTGTCTATTCCAGTCGTTAATTGTTTTCTAAACATATCTACAATTCCTTTGTCTATACCAGGACAAGTTTCCATGAGTCTATCAAATTCATCACGTGATGTTTTCATAAAATAATTAACATCGGGTCTCTCTTCGGGTGCTTTTATTAATTCTATTCTTAAACTTCTGTGAAATTTATCCCATGCTACACTTGCTGTCCTGTGACTTTCTGTAAGTTCATTTAATTTTAAAAATTGACCTACGGTGGTTATAATTCCTGCTAATATATTTACACTTCCTATTATAACAGAACAAATGTCTTGATATTCTTCAGGTACTCTTTCCAGTGCAAAATTGGCGGTGCCAGTTAAAGTAGACATTATAATAACAGGAATTGTAAACATATTTCTTTTACTCGAATACTTCAGATATGATTTATCGTGTAACCATTTGTAACACGCGGCTTTATCCGCCCAATCTACAAAAATGGAATCGTGGTGAGGCTCCCAGATTACTTCTCTGTAAGTTTCACTTGCTGACATTTATAAAATGTAAAATAATTTATTTAGTAATTAATAACTTAAAATGTCAAGTGAAGACTTTATTAAAATTGAAGATTATAAGAACGACATTACTAGGATAATAGAAGAAATAGATGATAAATGTATACAATTAGACTCAATCTATAAAAGATACATCAAACAAATAGAAATAAGCTCAGAATTTACAATGTCTTTAGACACTTTATTTTTTCAAATTTCCCTGACCAAGAGAGACGCTCATAATTATACAGAGTTATTTAATCTCTTTTTGTATCAGATGTATGGACAGTATTATAAACTCTTAATGAAAATGATAGGAAATTATAGTGATAATTTATCGATTATAGAAAATGCATCGAGTTTAGAATTTTCAGCATTTGATGACATAGATTATAAGATGTACCCTTTTGAAGAAACTTCTAAAATTCACGACACTATAATAAATATAATGACAGCAGTCAAGTCATTTATATCAAAAAGCGAATATGAAATAGAAGATGACACTGTAAGAGTTAATAAAGGAATAGGTATAGACAATTTAGTTTTTGAAAAAAAACACTACGTAGACATTCTAACAAATAAAAATAAACTTCATACTGAAATGTTAAATAAATTGTATAAATACCAAAAGAAAACTCTTTCAAGAATAATGTTAAAATTAAAACTACTGTATTTCCAGATAGTTTCTGATATACAATTTGAAAGTTTTAATTACTCTACGAGAGAATCTATAACAGATACTCTCGATAACAAACTTAAAAATGTAGCAAATAGGCAAAATTTTGAAAATTTGTTAATGGAAGAGTTTAAAGACAAGCAAGGGATGGGTAGATTTTCTACGATTGTTAAATTTTTTAATAGATTTTGTATTTATACTTGACCTCTTACTTTATCATAAGACTTAATAGTATTTGGAACAAGGCTTGTAATTAGATCTTTAATTGCATCAGAGTACTCTTTAATTTCAGATTGTGCATTGTAAGCAGATCTAAGACGAATAAAATTAAGAAGATTATGAAGATCAATACTCCAATAAAATTCTGTATACATATTTTGCGGTAGCCCAATTCGGGCCATTTCACGGGAAACACCTTTATCAACCAGAAGTTTGTAAATATTGTATTGCTTCATAGAATTACTCATATAATTCTGAAAGAGTTCATTTGTTTTTTTACATTCAATTTTATTACCAGACATCTGTTTGTTCATTTTGCCTTGGTCGTAGATCTCCTTTGGATAATAAAATTCGGGATTAATAACAGAATACCTTCCAGAGATTTCATTTACATTTGCCATACGATGACGAATCCATTGTCTCTGGACAAAAATAGGAGCTTTTACGTGAAACTTAAACTTTACCATCTCAAATGGACTAGTGTGTTTATGACGAACTAGAAAATCAATTAATTTGGTGTCTTTTTCAGTTGTCTTTATACCTTCATTAAGTGATACTCTTGCAGCTTGGACTATAGCATGATCACACATCAAAGACTTACATCCTTCTGGAATTACTCGCGGCATAACGTCAACAATCTTAACAAAGCCGGCATTTCCAATGAATGTAATTTTATTAGATAGATTAATAACTCGATGACTGGTGCTAAATAGAGACATAATTATAAATGTGATATGTTGTATGTTCTTAAATAGATTTAAAAAGATACAACATATATAATTACAATATTGTATGACACTTTTTATTACGGTTAATCCTGAAAATGACTACTTTTGGAAAAATCATCCAACATATGAAAAGGCGCGTCGAAACGAAGACGTAGGTCTTGATATTCCTATGCAAAAGTCGGAAATTGTACCGACTGGTGCTAAATCACATAAAATTAATCTAAAATTCAAGGGAGAACAAAATAAAGGATATATGCTTGTACCAAGAAGTTCTATTTCCAAGACAAATGTACGCTTGGCTAATTCAATTGGAATCATTGATAAGAAGTATCGCGGAGATGTAATGGTAGTAGTTGATAACATTGGAGACACAGATGTTCTTCTTCAAGAAGGTTGCTGTTATTTTCAGATTGTAGCATTTGACGGGGTTCTTCCTAAGTTTCAAATTTCTGAAGTAGATACTGATACCTCGAGAGGCAGCGGCGGATTTGGCAGTACAGGCGCTCATTAAAAATTTTACATTTATAAAGAGATAATTTATTAGATAATAAAAACATGTCTATTAAAAGAGTTAATAAGGAAATAGAACAAATAAATACATTTGATTGTAATGAACATGTTAGAACATTTTTTGATAAATTAAAATTTTATATAATTTTTGATGAAGTAAATATCCTACAGATTGAAATGAATAATGAAATTTTATTAAGACTTATGATTCCAGAGAATTATCCATTTAAACCTTATAAAATTTACTACCACGATCTAGCAAATAATTATGACATGTATTTGTCTAAAATAAATATCAATAAAAAATTTGATCCGAAAGTTTTATATTTCTTCTATACATGTATGTATGGGGCAAAAGCTAAGTTTTTAAAATTGAACGATAATGAATGTTATTGCTGTAATAGTTTTACATGTTATACTAATTGGTCTCCAGCCTTAACTGTAACGAATATACTTCTAGAATACAACGAAGTTGCTTTTATTAAAAAATATTCTAATTGGTATAATTATATATATCTAGAGAACATACACTCTTCTTTAAATCATTTCAATAAACTACCAGATGATATAATTGAAATTGTATTTGAAAATATTATATAAACTTTTTAGAACATTTCAAGTGTATTTTTGGAAGCTATTTGTTCTGATTCTTTCTTTGTACACCCAACACCCGTACAATATCGTGTACCATTTATTACAACTATACTCGTAAACATTTTCTTGTGTCCTGGTCCAGTTGTAGAAATCAGTTCATATTCTGGATTAATTTGAAGCATCCTTTGGCATTTTCTAAGTAAAATGTCTTTATAATTATTATCTTCGTGAATTTCATCAAAATCTATAAATTTAAGAACGCAATTAAGTACAAAATGTTCTACATATTTATATCCTAAATCTAAATGTATAGAACATAAAAATGCTTCAAATATGTCTTCAAGAATACGATCATTTTTTCGCCCATTAATCTTTTCTACATTTTGACTGATAACTAAAAATTGATCTAGATTTAACATTTTAGTAAAATATGCCAATGTTTTACCATTAACCAATTTGGTTTTAATTTTTGTTAAAAACCCTTCTTCTTCATTTGGATACTTACGGAATAGAAAATCTGCGATAATAAGATTTAGAACAGAATCTCCTAAAAATTCAAATCGCTCATAGGAATTTTTCAGTTCTGTATCGCTTAAAAACCTAAGTACACTCTTATGAATAAAAGCTTTCTGGTAGGTTAAAACATTAATAGGATTATATCCTGTAATTCTAGTAATGTCTTCACGGGTGATAGCTTTATTCTGTTCATTAAAACCAACGAAGTTAAAAGTAGTCATATTGTATATTTAAATATGTTATTTATTTAAGTTAATTTTTTTTTTACAATTTTTCAAATACATATTCGTTTGTTTTACACTCGTCTAATACTTTTATAATGTCTATTATTTTAAGTAAACTAGAATGAGAATTGTAAGTATCAGGGTTTGAATTACAATGTAGTTTTAATATAAAACTATATATATCTCCATTCGATATACTATATTGATGTTCAAGTTGAAATGTATGATACTTCCTTAGGAAATGTAGTTCTTTTTTTATGTAATCATCCGAAACATAAATTTCCTGAGTTCTTTTACTTTCAGCGGTTACAATAAGATCGTATGGGCTATTTTTAATTTTATAAATAATCGTGTCAATAATTTTATAAGGACATGAATTAAATTTTTCGAGGTTATTTTGTTTCTTTTCCTCCCAATTTGGATTAGAATTGAGTAAACCTAGTATAGATTCATATTTATCCCTATGAAATAATTGTTTTTCAAAACCAAATTCTTCTGTGTATTTTCCAATAGTAAATGTTACATTAGAAACCGATTTATAACGCTTAATAAAGTCAGCAACTTGTTCAATTGTATTTTCCATAATTAAAATATACATCTATTATTTCTTTTAGTAGCTTTAATTTAAACGCACGGGGTAAACATACTTAAAGAAAAATGATATAATACATTATAACAAAAGAAAATGACCGATTCACAGGAAACTGTTTCTCCAATGACAACTCATGAGAAGTTTGATCTTGTAATTAAGGATTTCTCGGCTCTCATGGAGACTACTAAGAGTCTCAGTGCACGCATGAAGGTTCTACAGAAGGAGGTAAATAAGGGCAAGCGCGCGCGCAAGCCTCCTCAGGAAGTTGATCCAGATGCGCCTCCAAAGACATCTGCTCTTCACAAGCCAGTAGCTATTTCCAACGAGCTATGTAAGTTTCTAGGTTTTGAGCCTGATACAGAGCACTCGCGCCGAGATGTTACACAGGGTATCAACGATTACATCAAGAAGCACGAACTACAGGATCCAGCTAACCGTCGTTTCATGCTTCTAACTGAGAAGCCAGAGGGTCTAGCACTTAAGGCTCTACTTCGCGATCCAGATCAGCCCGTTACATTTTTCAATATTCAGCGTTACCTCAAGCCTCATTTCCCAATGTCCGAGAAGGACAAGAAGGCTCTTGAGGAGCCCCCCGCTCCAGTAGCCGATACTAAGCCTAAGTCTGCCCGCAAGAAGCCTCCTCCAGTTGATGTTGTTCCAGACGCTGCCGTTGTAGTCGATGACCCAAAGGAAGAGCCCCCAAAGGCTCCACCAAAGAAGCGCGTTGTTCGCAATCCAAAGAGCGCTTAATTAAAAAGAAAATTTGTAAAAAACATTTAGGAAAAAAATTAAATTACATACTATATATGTATTACATTCTAAATGAACCTAGAATGGGACACAAAAAAGCACTGGTTTATGCTAATAAATACATTAATAATATAAATATCAAAACACCTTATCCGGACATTAAAATAGTTAAATTTTACGCACCATTATTCACTGGTGATGTACCAGATGATTTCACTTTTTAAAACAACAAAGAGCCCGCGTGGCGCAATTGGATAGCGCGCAAGACTTCTAATCTTGAGGTTCGGGGTTCGATCCCCCGCGTGGGCTCTTTGTTGTTAAATAATTTTAATTTACACATTTTAATTTTTATCTCATACAGGCAAAACCATTTTTACAATACCACTTATTAGCACCTGAAAATTCAAAAGCAAGATGACCAAGAACACCGGCTACAAAAAGAGTAATTTCCATAGCATAAAATTTATTCCAATTTTTACATTCCTCTGGAAGATCTACTTTAAAAAACGGACCTACGAGAAATGCCGCGACATTTCCAAATATTACAAATGCTATACCGACAATAATCGCTTCATAGATTAATTGCATTCTTATTTATAATTACAAAATAAAATAATTAATTATAATTAAGTATGTCAAAGCAATTGACCGCATTGTTATTACAGAAGAGTATATCTGGTAAAAGCCGTGACAAACAAAAAGAATATCTTTTAGAATGTCTTAAGAAACAGGGAATAATCACAGAACCTGTCATAGATTTACAAGAAGACAGTAAACTACAAGACATCTGTGAATTATGTAATTCAAGTGACATAATATATTCAAATCATGAAAAAATTTGTAATAAATGTGGAACAGCAAAATCGGACTTAAATATCAATCCATATAAAACATTTAAACAAGACATAAATTTTTCCACCGGTACTTTCATAGAACCCGGAACGCTAGTTATAAACGTAATGAAAGACGGAAAAATAGTCTCTAGAGACCTTTCTAAAGTTAACACTTGGTTGTCATCTGACTTAGAAGAGCAAAGAATAGCGAATGGTATAAAAAATTTAAATGAAATTTTAGACAAGTTAAGAGTTTATTACAACCCAATTTTATTTGAAAGAGTAGAGAAAGAAATTATTTCAATGTGGTACAATGTACTCGTTTCAAATAAAACACTAACGGGAAAAGAAAGAAAAGCACTTTTAGCATGGGTAATTTATTACCCAATGGTGTTTAATAATTTTAACGTATCCATTCAACGTTTAGCGAGCATTACGGATACACTTATTGGTGATATATACTATTATAATTTCAGATTAAAGGATATCTTCAGGGGAACATCATTCGAAAAGTACATTTCTGTACCAATTGGATCTAATAGCGACATTACACTTCCTCAAAAAATTCAAGATAAAATTAAAGTAGTTAAACGTGATATGAAAGATTACCTAAAAGATCCTCTAAAGGATAAACAAATGTACGGTTTAATTTATTTTATTTCAAAAAATACCGACAAGTTTTTTACTTTAGCTAATTTAGCAACCAAGAGCAGTCTAAGTACAGTAACCATTCTTAATGAAAGTAAAAAATACAATGAGTTTTATCAAACAAATCCTGTACTCCGACAAAAATTATTTGATTAAATGTACAATCTATCGTAAATATTATCATAAACATTTTTAACAAAGTTAATATCAAATGAAATGTACCCCAATTCATTAATAAGATCAATTAGAAATGATATTTGCCATTCTGGATATTCTTTATTATTTTTATTAGATGTAGTTGTTTCAATTACATTAAGAATTTCTTGACTGGACAAATTGTTAATACATGTAAATTCAGGTTCCTTTGAAATAAATTCTTTAAAATTAGAAATAACATTCCACTTTCGTTCTTGTTCGAGAAGTTCTAGCATTTCAAGATCATTCTCAGCGCGCTCATCAAGTGTATATTCTTCAATTGTATTCATGGTGTATAATGTACTATTGTATTTAATTTTTAAGTAAATTATTTTTCTGTAAAAATAGAGTGTATGTAATCGCATATTTCAGGAATGTCTTCACAGTGTTTTTTATTTCTTTCAGTAATTTGTATTTCATTTCCAAAAAACCTAAGAAGATCGTAACAATTTTTTTGAAAGTTTGGATTGTAAATCTTATCTTTTGAAGAAATAAGAATGTTAAATTTTTGTTTTACAAAAAAGATGTCAGAAATGTAGTCAGATAAAAATATTGTATCTATACAAATTATACCACCTAATTTAATTTTAAGACTTAATGCTGTATTGATACATACTGTACCTCCCTGTGAAATTCCTACTATGTATAACTTTTCGCTTGGGATATATCTTAGTTCACGTTTTATAATCATCTTGAGATACCTACAGGAACATTTAAATTGAGTGTAATTTATTTTATCGTGTCGGTGATGATTATCTCTTTGTGTGTAATAATTGTACCACTTTGTACCTTTTCCTTCTAAAATTATCCACTTTATAAAATCACAATTAACAATTTTAATCATATATTCAATTTCTAAAGTTTCTTGATAAAGTCCGTGTAAAATTATAACCGTAAATACGTGATTACCAGAACATGGAATTATCTTCATGAACTTATGTAATAGTAATATATATCATTATTATCAATATTTATTATTTCAATCTCAAAATTGTCTTTCAGGTTATAAATGATACCTTTTTCCATTAGTATATTTTCGTCATTGTACTTCAATATTATATTGTTATTTTCTTTTATAAGTATCTTTCCAGCATAATGTAACACATTTGTATCTGTTTTTACTAGATATTCGTTAAATTTTACATCATTTTCATATATATTTTCATTATCGTTTTCAGGTATTTTTTCGGAGTTTCTCTCAGGTATTAAATTGTAAATTTCTAATAATACAATGATAAGTACAATCAATAAAATTGCGTACATTTAAATTTAAAAGTGTATTTTTTTTACAGAAATTTAACTAACTTAAAGAGAAAAAATAGATACATTTATCAACAGATACACAATGGCCAGCAACAACATTCTACTCGCTCACGAATTTGACAAGGAACAGGTTACTTTCTTGCCGCCAAGGCAGAATAAGCTAGGAGGACAGAGCGTTCTTGTAAATTACAACAACGGCGATAATACTGGTCCTTTTTTCCTTCAAACTTGTCGGGTACGAATTCCCTTTGGTATCGACAGTTCTAAGCCAGAAAATGGTCCAGTAAAGTACCACATTTCTCTGGCTTTGGCTAACGCAGATACTCAGAACGAGCAACTACATAAGCTTACCAATAATATTCGCGCTATTGACGATGCTGCTAAGGAAATGCCTACTAAGAGTGATGCCTGGTTCGGTAAGAAGCTAAGCAGTGAACTTGTAAATGAATTTTATAAGTCTGCTGAGAAGTTTCCAAAGGATTCAAAGTGGCCTTCTAATCTCAAGGTGAAGCTTCCATTTGATATTAAGAAGGGCGAGGCCCAGTTTAAGCTTTATGATGAGAACAAGAAGGAAATTAACATTACCGATGAAAATGGCGAACTTAACAGTGATGCTATTCCTCGTGGTTGCGAGGCTGTGTGCCTTATCCAGACTACTGGAGTATGGTTTGTAGGCAAGACACAGTTTGGCGTAGGATACAAGCTTGTACAGGCAAAGATTTACAAGAGCAACAAGCTATCTGGATACTCTATTGTAGACTCCGAAGATGAAGAGGAAGAAGAGGTTGATGTTACCGACGAGTGACTTCTTAATCAGTCTTATCATGATCCCGATTTTTTCAACGGAAATTGTGTAGTGTGCGGTAAATATATGCCTACAATAATAAACGATTGGAAAGGAAGACAAATGCATAAATCCTGTTTTAAAAAATACATTTAAAGAAATGAAACATTTACATTTACATTTACATTTACAATGGACGCCGCAGATCACGCACTGTACATCAAAGAAATCATGGAAAACCCAGAAAAACTAAAAGAACTTCTTGAAGCGGATAAAGCACTTGCTAATATGATTTACGATATGATTAAGAAAAAGTCTTAAAAAATACAAAAAAAGTATTTTAATTAATACACTCCTCCATAGCTCAGTTGGTTAGAGCGTGCGGCTGTTAACCGCAAGGTCTTCGGTTCGATCCCGAATGGAGGAGTATATTAATTTTACTTTCCGTTGTAGTCTAGTGGTTAGGACTTGTGGCTTTCACCCACACAACCTGGGTTCAATTCCCAGCAACGGAAAATAAAATTACATTGTAATCAAGCTTTCGTGGTCTAGAGGTTATGACCGTGGACTTTGAATCCACTAACCCCGGTTCGATCCCGGGCGAAAGCTTAATTCCAATCATTTCCAAGGTACAAATGTATCGTTCATTAATTTATGCCTTACTTCATGACTAATTTTAAAAGGACATTCGTGTTCTAATCTTTCACATATGTATTTATTGTACTTCATATGACCACCTTCGTGATTTCTTCTGACTGTATTAATATTAGAAATGCCTAATTTATTTGGCATAAACATTAGATTGTAACCCATGTCTACATCATATTCTTTTAAATTTGCTTTAGATCTCCATTCCAATGGTATTATATGATGAATATGAACATACTCTTGAAGGTTGTATCTGTACTTATACGCTGTAAAATCTTTTTTACGTAAATTTAAAAATAACAACATTCTCAATTTAAAATATACATATATAATAAATTAAATGAAGAATACAACATTATTTGCTATAATAGTATTTCTACTTATGTTTTTCATCTCTGGAGGAACAAAAGTTTCTTCTCTTGGTGCATCTGAATCAGCTAGATTAGCTACTAAATTACCCGAAGGCATAGTAGATTATAGTCAAATGTTAGTTCTTTTAGCTGGTCTTTTCGAGCTGATTTCTTCGTTTGCCATTGTATATGGAAGCGTTTATGACGATAAAGACCTTGCTATATATGGAATATATGGTTTAATTTTATTTACTGTTTTAGCCACTCTTATTTTTTATGCTTTTCCTTTTAAATATAAACCAGCCCTTTCCAATTTATCAGTTATATCAGGATTGTATCTCATGATGAATATATGTTTTTTTAAAAATTAAGAATGAAAAACCTTTTTGATGTTGAATCTATTGATAAACTTTTCACAATTACAACAGGGTTTTGAATTTAGGTGTTCCCCCTGTTTATTAACTCTAATTATAACGAGTTCACATTTCTTGAGTTCGCTCGCGTGAATTTTTTTAAGCGCGTTATTGATAGCACTAACTTCCGCGTGTACAGACTCTCTATAATTAGAATTACATTTGTGTTCGTAGTAGTAATTGTATCCGGTTGATAGAATCTTTCCACGGTGAATAACCACGGCACCATGATTGAAATTCATATCAGATTTCAGAGCAGACATTTCAGCCTGTTCAATAAACAGTCGCCTGATCATACTTATTTTAAAATGTATTAATTTTTGTATTTAAGTATATTTAAAAAATGTAAATTAAGCACTCATAAGAGAAGCTCCGGGTTTATAAGAAAAGTCTGAACTTCCAAATAGATTTTCTACCGTGTTATCAAATACTCTAGGTTTAGAATAAGAAGGTTGATAGGTAGCCTGGTCGAAAGCAGAAACCCCCATAAAGAAAAATGCCGCCAAAATTAACATGAAAAATCCAAGAAATATTAGACCCCAGGGGATGTCACTAGTTTCTTCATCATCAGCCATTGTTTATATATACATTTTATTTTTATTCGTTGTTAAAAAACTTATAATAAATAACAAGACCCGCTGTTCCAAATGTAAAAAACAAAGCCAAAACAATGGTTATCCATAGTTTAAAAAAATCAAACTGTGTTTCTTTGTTCACCGTGTCCATTTTAATTATAATTAAATGTTTTAAATGTATTTTTTTACATAAAACAAATATAATTAGATAAATTTATAATACATTAAATTACATTACTTCTCAATTAATTATGTCTTATCGCAGAGAAACATTCATTAAGAAATGTGCCGAATTCTTAAATATAGCTCAAGACAATGTCATAGTTATAAATATGGAAAAAGGAATCTTTAATAATGCTATTGAATTGTCTAAAAAGAATGGAAATTCATTAAAATGGTCGGACTCTCATTTCATTAAGTATTACTCTACTAATGCTAGAAGACTTTTGGCTAATATTTCATATACAACAAATGCTAATGTTTTGATTTCAAAGATTAAAAATGGACACGTTGATCCATATTCACTCGTAAAGTTAACAAGGGAAGAACTTAATCCCGATCTATGGGAAACTTTGAAGTCTAAAAATCTTGAAAAAATAGTTGTTAAACAAATGGCGGCAGAGGACGGATTGTTTAAATGTAATAAATGTAAATCTATGAAAACAGTATATTATCAGATGCAAACTCGTTCAGCTGATGAACCGATGACAACTTATGTAACTTGTACAAATTGTAATACAAAATGGAAATGTTGATAATTTAAAATATTTACTAAATATAAATGGACTTCCTAACTGAAATTTTAGTATCTTTTATATTAGGACTAATGGTATACTATGGTCTTTTAAGATCAAATATTTCTAAAGATAATGCTTTGATAGCTGCCACATTTATCGGAGGTTGGATTTTTTCACAGTTGCCTAAAATCACGCGCAAGAATAATGAAGCAGCAGATACTTATTCGGCTTTAAGGAGTTATTTAGTCGGTTTCATTTTACTCGGAGTTATATCTAATAAATTCCTAGGCGGAGGAAATATGAGTGCTTTTACTCTATCAGGACCAAGAGGGTATCGAATGTCAACTTATAATAAGTAAAATATAACTTCCTTTTATTTTTATTTTAAAAAATGTCGGTTATAATTAAATTAATGGATTTAGAGTGTTCTATTTGTATGGAAAATAAAACATTAGAAAATATTGTATTCTTACCTTGTATTCATTTTCTATGTTCAGAATGTAATAATAGTCTTAAAAAAAATGAATGTCCCTTCTGTAGAAATAAAATAACAGAAGATCCAGATTCTTACGACGAACATGAAAATGAGTACAATGATACCGAATTTGAAATGTTAGTTACTGAAAGATCAGAAGAAAGAAGAAAGCGCAAAAAAAACAAAAAATATGAAAAAAGAATAATGAAACTTCTTAATAATAATCAAGAGGTCTACATTTCAATAGATTCGCGGAATACTTACACAATCTTACAACAAGTGAACTCAGAAGAATAAGCGAGGCCTTTTTTTTGAACTGTAGGACTTTTGCCTTTTAACAATTGGTTCAGACATTGATACTTCATTTTCATTTTCATTTTCATTTTCTTCAGAAATGTAACTCTGTACGGCACTTGGGTGTCTAATATTTGACATTGTTCTCGAAACCGTCCTAAAAGCTTCAGAATAATCACCAGATACTTCACATGATTCATTTGCATGTGAAATAATTGCTGAATTATTATTCAATACATCTTCATTTTCACAGATAAACGTAACATTTATATTACACATTTTATCAATTTTTTCCCTTAGAGTCTTGAGAGACGTCAATGTATGTGTCTTACTGGAATTTTCGTGACCATCTGTTATAACAGTAATATTAACATTTTCAGGACATTCGTTCAACACCATCTCATATACGTGACCCACAGCATCATACAAAGCGGTAAGTCCTTGATTTACAATACACTTTACAATATTTTCACAATTAATTTCATTGAAGTCTGCGTCAATTACACTGTTAATAGCTGTGTTAAAAGTTAGGAATGTAAAACGATCTTTATTTTCCTTTTGTTCTACGAAAAGATCTACTATTCCTTTATTAACAGATTCTACATTTGAAGACATGCTAGCTGATGCATCTACTAGAAGAATGTTCCAAACAGACATACTTACAAATTTATATATCATTTCTCTAAATTAAATACCATTGTAATTGTACAATTCCATAATTTCTAACTCCGTAAGATTTAAGTTTAACAAATTTAGAAGAACTTTTAAACTAAAAGAGTGCCTAATTTTTGTTTTACATTTGTCTAATTTATAGAAGCAAAATATCCCGTCCATCATTTTACCAGGGTTTCTTGTGGTAAAATAAGGAATATCAGACGTCTCAACTAATAGTTGCATCAGGTGAGTTTTATTTTTTGCGATAGATTTATAACAATTTCCGAACATGTCCATTGTAACGATACTTATGTGTGGAATTTTTTTGATTTTTTTTGTAATTATCTTGATAAATTCATTTTTTTTATCTTGGTAAGAAATATTCTCATACTTCAAAAAAGAAGCAAGATTGTATGTATAATGAAAATCAAGATCTTTTGCGACACTTGCTAAACATCCAGACGAAGCACATAGTATTTTCTTATCTCTTGCTATTTTTCTAATTCTAGGTAAAATTTGCCAAAACCCTGATACACCAGATGGGGCAACAGATACACAATCTTCGTTAGACTTCTCGAAGATTATATTAGAAAATGGTTTAATTAAAAGTCCTAGAAATAAAACTAAGATTGTATTTCTCATTTACATTATAATTTTAAAATATCTTTAAATTATATATGTACATTACGCGGCGCAAAACAAAAACCGGGTTTGCATACAGTACAGATAACCCAAATGATACCACTAGAATTAAAAAACTTAGAATTCCACCGATGTGGACATCTGTTAAAATTGATAAGTCTGACAAAGCTAAAATACAAGCAACAGGTTATGACATCAAAGGTAGAAAACAGTACATTTATCACGCAGACTGGACTGAAAAATCAAAGAAAAAGAAATTCAATAAAATGAAGAACTTTAATTATGACCATTACTCTAGGGTAATAAATAATTTCATTAAACAAAATGATCTTTCTAGAGATTGTGTAATAGCAAATGTTATTAAAATAATGGAAGACTTAAATATCCGTGTTGGTAATGAAATGTACAAAAAAGAAAACGGTTCTTATGGTATAACAACTCTTCTTAAAAGTCATCTTAACGGTGATAAACTTAAATTCATCGGTAAAAAAGGGATTCAACATACAAAACAAATAAAATCTGATAAAAGTTTGAAATTCATAGACCGTGTTAAAAAAATTAAAGGTCCAAATTTATTTTATGACAATTATGGAAAATGTATCACCAGTGCTGATTTAAATGCATTTCTAAGAAACAAAGTTAATTCTAATGTCACGTGTAAAGACATTCGTACATACAGAGCAAATCAGATATTCCTTAAATTTATGAAAAAACTTAAAAAAGGAAATACAGAGAAGGAAAGAAAAAAACAGATACTCCAGGGGATAGACTACACTGCAAATGAGCTTGGAAATACCCGAAAAATTTGTAAGGATTCTTATTTAGCTCCTGAAAATATTGATAAATTTAAATAAATCTGTATAAAATAATAAATGTATAGTGTAATGTAGTATGAGATTGTTTAAAATTGTAATGTTTTTATTAATTTCTCCAATAAATTCATTTATAGTGCCATTTTTCCATCAAGTTCCAGAAGTAACGGGAAGTATTCTTCATAATTTACCCGAAGACATCAAAATAAAAATAGTAGAAGACACAACGGGTCTACTTCCGCAGTTAGACTGGTTTAGTCATCTAATGTTAACCAATAATGAAAGACTTATAGATAATTTATTACATTCAGATATTGATCCTACTATTAAAAAGAAAATTATTCTTAAAATAGTAGACGTTCTAAGAGAAGGAGATGAAATGGGTGGTGTAATTCTTTCAAAATATTATAATCTTTTAGATACATTAATATAATATGAAAACTCTTTTGTCAGGATTAGAAATGGTTGTACCAGTTAATGTGATAGCGGAAACAGCTAATTTGTGTGTATATAATTCACATATCACGGATGAAACTTACATTTTAAATGGTCTTTTAGCATATAGCGTGTATAAATTTGATAGATATCGTGATGCCCAGGAAATTGGAATGATTAGAGATAATACTACAGAATTTTTACTATTTTCTAGCATTATTTCTACTATAACAATGTTGTTTTACACACATCAAGTTGCACTACTTATGCTGTATCTTTCTACGTTCATGTATAAAAACATCAAAAGACTGGATTTTCCTGTTAAACCTTTTTATGTAGCCTCTTTATGGGCTGTCACTACAGGAATAGAGAATGTATTTGTACTTCCATTCTGGCTAAATATATTTGCTTTAACAAACCTCGCAGACATAACAGACACATCTGAAGACCTTTTTGAAAATGTTACTACATTACCGACATCTATTGGGAAAGAAACCACTTTCAATTTATGCGTAGCTTCAAGTATTATAGCTACATTAGCATTTACACAGTTGCCTTATTTCGAGAATAACATCTTGAATGATTTTTTTATTTTTTCCAATGTAGTCCCTTACATGAATTTTACGAGATAGTATATTCTATGTCAGCTTCTGATAGTGTAGCATTTACAGTATAATCATTTAAATTTCCGGTCATAAAAAGCTCTATCAATTCAACTACCTTTTTCTTATATACATTAGCTTTCTTACGATCAGGGGTTCCTTTTGCGAAAGTTTCATGCATATAGTCGCTATATGGTTGATCTAGAATATCACAGTGGCCAAAATCTTTAATAGTTATTACAGTTTTGCTTGTTAGTTTATCCGTGTCTAAATTTCCGAATGGGATAAAAGGTACCTTGACATTTGGAAGAAATCCATTTTCATTCTTAAAAGACCACTTGTAACTATTTTCAGCCTTGATGATAAGAAATTCTCCAAAGTTTTTCAAGTTTGGTCTATTCTTATTGAATAAATCATTGTTATCAACTGGATCTAATAGTACACACTTCTTAACATTGAACCGAGAACACTGATTAAGAAGCGTGGCGGCACCAGAAGAATGAGACACGGCACATGTGTTGTCTAATGTTATATGATTCTCTAGAAGTTGATTTACAATATTATCTTCTTCATTGTATCTCAATTTATTAGAAATTGGTTTAACATCTGCTACATCGCTAAGCTTATCTAAAAAATTAGTGTATATAGCAGTGGGCATAAAAGAATTTCCACCTGAAAAAAATACAATGTTTGAGCTAGGTGGTAATATAAAAGAAAGCGAGGTTAATACTAATTGCAACATTTATTATAAATAGTATTTTTTTTTAAATTAATTTAAAACTAATATACATACATCTCAAATGATTATCTATTCTTTGCTTTATTCTTTTATAAGACCGAGTTTTAAACCAAGGTCAAATGTGGTAATGGTAGAACCTTATGAGTTAATACAGAACCTAAAAGGTCCCATTCATCAATATTCTTATGCAGAGTTTCAAAATAATGTTAAAAATGTGGACGTGGCAGCACTAGTAGAAGATAAAAATGTAGCTGTTTTACATGATAAATCTGACATTATTAATTTCTACAAATACATACCGGAAACAGCGGATAATCTTGTGAATACTTTGATTTCTAATCACGTAGATTTTCAAGTTTTTGATTTAAGTAATCAAGGTTTTCAAATCCCATTTTTTGTACAGTTAGTTGTCGGTTACGTAGTTTTTATGGCAATTTTAAATTTTATGACTTCTAGGGGAGGAATGAATAGTCCAATGAATTTCCTAAATAAACAAAATGAAATAGACATCAATTTAAATGTTAATACTACATTTGCCGATGTCGCGGGTATTCCAGAAGCAAAAGAGGAACTTTATGAAATTGTAGACTTTTTAAATCAACCCGAGGCGTATGAGAATGCTGGGGCAAAAATTCCAAGGGGTGTACTTCTTGAAGGGGATCCAGGAACTGGTAAAACACTTTTGGCGCGAGCGGTTGCTGGAGAAGCTAAGGTTAATTTTATAAGCGCAAGTGGATCACAATTTGTAGAAATGTTTGTCGGTGTAGGAGCGCAACGTGTAAGAGCACTTTTTGAAAAGGCGAAACAAAATTCCCCATGTGTAATATTTATTGATGAAATTGATGCTATAGGTGGTAAACGTGGTTCTGGTTTCAATTCGGGTGGAAATGACGAACGTGAACAAACCCTTAATCAGATTCTTACAAATATGGATGGGTTTGAAAAAACAGAAGGAATTGTAGTAATGGCGGCAACTAACAGGATAGACACATTAGATCCTGCTCTACTAAGATCTGGTAGATTTGATAGAAAAGTAAAGGTTTCTCTTCCAAATAAAATAGAACGTAAGGAAATAGCTAAAATTCATTTCAATAATAAGAATACAGATTTGTCTTTTGATAAACTTTCTGAATTAACATCTGGATTTTCAGGTGCTGATATATCTAATTTGGCAAATGAGGCGGCTATTCTTAGTGTCCGGCGAAATATAAGTACTATCAATGACAGACTTGTTTTGGATGCTTATGAAAAAATGACAATTGGATTACCAAAAAAGTATGATACCCGTAATCCTAAAACCAAGAACTTAGTAGCTCTTCATGAAGCCGGACACGCCGTCGTTATTAAGCATTTTGAGAAGTATTTTAATCTCCAAAAGGTTACTATGAATGCAAATACCGGAGGAGCAGGTGGTTATACCCTTTTTACACCAAAAGATTTTTACCTTGAATTTCCTACTAAAGGTTTCTATTTTGCTAGAATTATAGCTGTTCTCGGAGGAAGAGCGGCAGAAATGCTATACGGTAAAGTCGGTAAAAATGTGTTTAAAGAAATGGACGATGAACACGTTTCTACCGGAGCTAGTAATGATCTTATGGTTGCTACTGATCTAGCTAATACTTATATTGATATGTTTGAAAGTTATATAGTTTCTAATTCAAATAGTGATCTTTTTACATTTAAAAAGGAACAGAGAATAAAAGAAATTCTAGATCATTGCCTAGATCAAGCTATTAAAATTCTTAAAAACACAAGTGATGTTATAAATCTAAGAAATAGACTTGTAATCGAAAATACAGTAGATTATTAATAAGTTTTGAAAACCATAGGGTGTTCGTGAAAAAATACATGTGAAGGCTTTTTATATCTAAACTTAGACCAAAAATCATTCTTAATATTTAAAAGTCTAAGTTTTCTAACAGGTGTCATAATCTGTTCTTCATTAAATGTAAGGCTAACTGGCCAGTCAGCATTTTTAAAATAACATGCGTAATTAGATTCGACTGCAAACTCTTTAGTCATATTCGCGACTCCTAAAGCAATCCCTGTGATGTCTAAGAATTCTTTCTGTCTGAGTATATTATAATTCAATAATTCATTTTTATAGTTGAATTTAATAACGCCATTTGGTCCTTCAATGCCGTCTATAGGATTCCACTGCATTGTATTAGTAATACAATCTAATACAACGAAATGTAATTGATCTTCTTTTTTAGCTATTGTCATTATTTCAAGTCTGGCGCCTTTCATCCAAAAAGAGTCTAAGTTGTAACAATTGTACATTAATTTATGCGTGGCATGTTTATCTTCTTGTAGTATCTTAACTTTTGCTAATTTCATGCCATCTGGTAAAAGCTCCTGTATTTCATTCGGAGACAATATATTATAAGAAAGCCACAAAGAGAACGGTTTTATTGTAAGTTGTATATTTTTCATTTATAATGTATTTGTATTTACTTTATATTACATTTTATTTTTAATATGTGTTTTTAATGTATTCATTTACCCAAAGATAATGATAATATACATATAAGTCATGGTTTTCAATAGAATTATCTGTGAAAGATTCGAGATATAATAAATTACCTACGTGCTTATATACATTTGGCAAATGAAATATTATGTCGTTATATGTGTAATAATTGTAAGTTTTATCCCATAAATCTTGAGAAATGTAGTATTTTATAAAACTATTTAATCCCACGCCTGGACAGCCAAAAGTAATTACTTTTGATATATTCTTACCTCTAGACTGTAATTCAGATGCTGCTAAAATAGCACAGCTTCCACCCAATGAATGACCCGTCAAGATGTAATCGTCGTATTTGTCTATAAAAGAACTTGACCTTTCTAACAACTTTCTAGTTCTTTTAGCGAAACCTCCATGAACTCTAGGAACATCGGTAGTAAAATAAGGCCATCTTTGAGGTAAAATACTAAGATCATCAAAAAGTACATCTCTTGCGTTTTGAGTTCCCGCAAACGCTATAATAGCATTATTGCCTTTATCTGGTGGAAATAAAGTAATTTCAGAATTGTATAATAAAAGTGTTTTTGCTAAGAATTTTGCTAACGTATACATAATAATAAATACATACATTTATTTTATTTATTTAACACGTGTATAAAGAAATAATATATAAATAGGTATGTTGATACTTTCTTTTCTAAAACCTTACTATTATAATGACAATATTCATAATTTTGGTAATATTGGAGTTGGTGGGCTACTTCATGCGAGTATATCTCCTTTATTTACAAAATTTATAGACTTTAAAGCTTATAATTCTGTAAATATTCGTGAACAAGTTTATGAAAATCTAGACGGAACTGTTCTTGACATCTGCTGCGGAACCGGATACTCCACGAAACCAAATAACATAGGGATTGACACATCCAGTGAAATGCTAAATTTTGCCAATATTTATAATTCAGGTAGAGAGTATAAATTTGGTAATGCAGAGACATTTGGAAACTCTAACGAGTATGATTACATCACGTGCATGTTTGCTTTTCATGAAATGCCTGTTTACGCACATAAATTAGTTATAGCAAATGCTAAAAGAGTCGCAAAAAAAGGAATTATTATAGTAGACATTGCCACTAATTATACACCTAAAAAAGTAATGTTGACAGGAGAACCATATCTTTTAGACTATATTAAAACTATCGATAGCACAATGGAAAAACACTCTTTTACTAAACAAGTTATAGTACCTTCACATGCTGAAATGTGGATTTACAATTTTAAATGAATTATTTATGTAATGTATATAATAATGATAAAGGTAAAGAGTTTTAAAAAACTTAAAGGAAGCTCCAAGAAGTATGAAATTACATTCGAAAAAAATGATAAGATGTACACCCGTAAGTTTGGAGCGGCAGGAATGTCTGATTATACCATTCATAAGGACAAGGAACGTCGTGAAAGATACATATCTCGTCATAAAAAAGATCTTCGTACAAATGACCCAATGAAACCTGGATACTTATCCATGTACATCTTGTGGAACAAACCAAGCGTTAAAGCCAGTCTTGCAGATTATAAACGGCGGTTGAATTCATTTAATAAAACCGGTAAATTTCCAAAAAACATTGTCGGTAGCAAAAAGTTGTCATTCGGAACCGTAAAGGATATGAAGAATTATAGTGACATTGCCAATTTCCTCCGCGATAAAACTGGAAGAGATCCTTCTATTGATTTCATTGAACCCCAATTAAAAAGAAATTTAAAGGATTACTCGGCCTCTAAAATTTCCGCAGCTCAAAGAGGAAAAACTGCTAGAAAAAATTTACCAACCAAGAAAAACTTGAAAAATATTCTATGGAACTTAAATGCGGTGTATGAAAATCCAGCTTATGCTGATGAACAAATGAAAGGGGGTACCCCATGGACTGTATTAAATCCAGGTAGAAAAGAAACCGCAAATTGGTTGTATTTAGCCGCTGATACACTTACTACTGAAGATTTTGACGATGATGAACTTTGGTACAACACTTTAGAACACATTCTATCAGAATTCATAGAATTGGACCCAGATAGATTAAATTATTCCCCTGATGTACAAAGAAATTTAACTGTTTCTACAGATAACATAGAAGTGCTTATGAAAAAGATCGGATACTACTTAGACTTTGATGAGCCACGATGGTACACGAGAGCCCACGCGTGGCTTACTGAAGATTGGGCAACCGGTAACGCATTTGGTAAGAAATACAAAGTTCCAGACAACGTTGTTAATAAAAAGCTTTATAAATCTATAAAATCAAAAATCAAACGAGATGTCAAGGGTCGAAGATGGGGAGCCTATGATTCTGGAAGACTTGTAAGGGAATACAAAGCAGCCGGAGGAAAATACAAAGGAACTAAAGGGAAAACAAATTTATCAAGATGGTATAAAGAAAAATGGGTAGACGCCTGTGCTTGGCCTAAACGTAAACCATGCGGTCGCAAGACTAAGGAAAGTATTGCTTATTGCCGCCCAAGTAAAAAAGTAGATTCAAAGACACCCAAATTAGTACAGAAATTGACGGCCGCGCAGCGCAAGTCTCGTTGTGCTCGTAAAAAGAAGTCTCCAATGAAGAGAATCACTAAGTTTGGCGAAACTACTAGTGACGAAAGAGTTGCTTGGGGAGATGGAGAATGGTATATCCACTGTAGTTATCATCCATGGGGTGCTCATTCAACTGTAAGATATAAACCATTTGCTGAAAGACCAGCAGATTATTCTTATCATTATGGTATATATAACGATGGTTTATTAAGATTATGGGCAACCGGGCAGGCTAGAAATACACCGATACCGGTTGGGTTGCGTCAAATATTAATTAATTACTACAATAGACACTGCGTGAATATATCAAAAACAAATCAGAATATTCAAGATTTTTACATTATAGATCCATATGGAACCATGACATTCGGTAACAAGAAAAAGCTTAAATAGGATATGTATAACGACATCTTTTTAGGTCAAGATGACGACTTGAGAGAAAATTTTAGAATGACTCTCATTAAAAGATGTCCAAATGCTCTTAGTCCTCGACTGAGCGATAAAGAATGCGGAAAAAGAGTTACTTCACTGATGTTAAGTATATATTACACCATGATTAAAAGTGAATACATTAAACTAAATACACCCCGTAAAAAAGAAATAAATAGAAATATAACAAAAATGTACAAAAATTATGATCCTCCGAGTGTATTGAATCTAAGAAAGAAATACTTAATAAATGAATTTTTAACAGGTCTACAAGGTGGTTATTATGGTATGATATTTCAACCAAATTTAGCAAATGACATTTTAGAATCTATAGTTACTTAAAAAAATAAATTAGATTATACTATTATGGAAGAAGTACTACCAGCGCTTGGAGCGGGAATAGTTTCCACTATAATTTGTAACCCACTTGATACAATACGTGTGAATTATCAATTGGGTAATAAAATCAAATTAAGTACTAATTATTTGTACCGTGGTATTCAATATGGTATAATAGGTATCCCAACTTTTTGGTCTATTTATTTTCCGATGTACAAAAAGCTTAAAAATGAAATTAACACTCCTACAGCGGCGTACATTTCATGCTGTACGGCAAGTACATTTACTACACCATTTTGGGTCCTTCGTCAGGCGGCGCAATGTAATAAAAAAATAAACATTAGCATTAGCAATCTTTACAGTGGTATTTTTCCCACGTATCTTATTAATTTAAGTTTTACTGTACAGATGCCGATTTATGAATACATGAAATCTAAAGTAGAAAACAATACATTCAATGTATTCGTTTGTACCGCGGTATCTAAGACTGTTGCATCGTGTATATTTTATCCATTGGATACTATACGTGCTAGACTTCGCGACGGTCAGGTGGGTGTCTATTCAAGTGTGCCAAATTATTATAGAGGAATATCTATTTACATTTTAAGGAGTTTGCCTTATCATGTTTCAGTTTTTTGTACTTACGAGTACATTAAAAAGGTTATTTCATAAAAAACTTTGTGTATGAAATAGCTTGTAGGTAACAATCAGCTAGATCGTCTTTTTTCTTATGCTTTTCAAAGAAATCCTGATGGGTTTTTATTCTTTCCCGTGTATGCTCTATGCCTAGTTTTTTATTTTGAAGATATTTACTTTTAGTCTTATGTTCTATTTTTGTATTAGAACACATTAACTTGTATTTAGCTGGATAGAATATAATTTTACAAGCATTGTTTCTTTCATGTTGAATTCTTAGAGTAAAATACACATATAAAGCAGTTGATATATTTCTCATTTTAGGGTTAAAAGAAGGTTGTTTCTCTAAAAGAACTATATCAGCTTCTAAAATGTCCGGATATTCATCCAAAGTTTTAATGACCGACAAGGTTTCATTTGTTCCTGTGCAGTCTAAAATGTTCCAATCTAGAATGTCATTTGTTTCCGTATCGAGAATACAATATGCTAAATTTTTAATACCAATGTCAAAAGAAAGTATAATCATTACTAATGTACATTTTATTTATTTAAATCATTTAATCGCATAAAAAGAACATTGTATTCATTTCACGCTCATCGTTAATTTGTTCGATGTAGAAATCTACACCATATGTGTATACAATTTCATCCGATACGTTATTAATTTCGGGCAAACTAAATAAACAACCCATTATCTTTTATTTATATTAATCAAAGGTTTTATATCTGATATACTTACTTTCTTTTTAATTTTGGGTTTTTTAAGATTGTTAATGTCATTAATGTCCCAAGAAATAAATAGTTTATCATCTGCTAAAAGTACCACACAGAAACCTTCATTTTTCAAAATAGTGAATAAATAAGTAGTAATTTCAGCCACATTATAAGCAGGAAATCCAAATGTGTAACTTGGGACTGTGTAAACGCACCTTAATTCTCCATGTTTAGATAAGTGTCTAATTTTATCAGACATTTTTCGGAGTATGTCATTTCTTAGTGCATTATATCGCGAGTGTTGTCTTTTTTGAAGTTCTAAAATGTCTCGAAGACCCGACATTACATTTAACATTACATTACATTACATTTTACTTAAAAAAGCGTATTTTCTTTGACATCTGTTTCCTCTTCATCAGATTCTTCATCTGTTTCATCGTCATCGGATATGTCGTATTTTTTATTTACAGTTACCTCTGTGTCTGGTTCTATACTTTTTAATTCATTTATATTTTCTATACTGTCTTCTTGTTTTTCGTCTTCAACTGGCTTAGGCTCTTCAACGTTATTATTCGTTATCATTTGCTCTACAGCTTTAGAGTGTACTGGTTTTGATATCGGAATTATAGGTATTTCTTTATTTTCAGGTTGAAATTCTTCTTCATCTGAAAGTTCTTCATCTGGTTCATCTGGTTCATCTTGAATAATGTGATTATTTTCTGGGTACTTAGTCTCAGGTTCGTCAAATGCTCCTGAAAGATACTCGTTAAGGATGTATTCTATTGGAATCTGATTTGCAATAGTTTCGTGTATACACTCGTTTATTAGAATGAACATTTTAGCCTTATCATCGTGTATACTATGAGGATTGTAGTAAATTTGTTCACAACAAGATACTATAATTTTATGTAAAAAAGAATTTAAACTTGGAACTTTAATTTTAACCGACTTGTCATCTGTCTTGAGTCTAACACACGCTAAAATCTTAACATGGCTAACAAAAATAGCCGTGATTAAATCCATTAAATATGGAAATTTTCTATTAATGGAATTTAACTTTTCTTCAAGTTTGTAATCCGCCCAATGTGGAACACTTTTAAGCTCTTTTTGAAAATTAGAATATGAAACATTAAGACGAATGTTATTTTTTTGCGAGTCTTCGAATATACTTAATAAGATATCGTAAATACCTGGCTGAATACAGTTTATTAATTGTTTTGAATATTCTTCTTTAGCAGCCACTAAAACGTTTACGTTAAGAGTTTCAGACATTCTATTTACATTTATGTATATTTTAAAAACTACGATTTTAAACTTTTAAAATAAAAACATTTATACATTTATATATATGTATGTCTGCAGAATGTAAAATTAATAAAACAACGGTTAAATGGACATTAGATCCTAAATTCGTAAAAGAAATTAAAGAGTACATTTCAAAAGGGAAAACAGAGGTTGCTGGAGATATAATATTTAAAGACACAAGTGATTGTAATAAGGGTATATGCAATAAGAGAAGCACTCCGAAGTATGAAATACACAACGGTAGCAATGATTCTGTTATGACACCTACAGGACTTATAAATTTTCATACACATCCTAAGAGTATATACATAACAGAAGAAACAAAATATGGCTGGCCATCAGGTGAAGACATGTCACAAGTTATTCAATTCGCCAAAATGAATACACTTCGTCATATAGTTTTTACTGTAGAAGGTGCTTATATTATAAAAGTAAATAAAAAAGTTAGTATTTATCACTCTAAAATGATAGAAAATGTACTTAGATTTACTCACATTTACAGGTCTTTAGATCAAAAGAAACAGATTAAAGATTTCAGAAAAGACTTTGGTGTTTCAGGGAGAACAACTGTAGCTATGTGGCTAAATCTTGTTAATAATTTGACATTAAATAAATTATATAGGTATTACAACTTATTTAACAAAAATAAAAGAAAAGTACCTACTAACAAAGAAGCACATGAAAATATATTCACAGTTCAACTTAAAAAATTAACAAATAAATTTACATTTGAAGCTAATCATATACATGAAGACTGTCACTTTACACTTTACGGCTTGTCCCCTGAGTAACTTCATAGATTTCTAGAGTTTCAAAAAAATTTACAAGTATACCAGATTGACAATTTAAATTCTTCAGATATTTTCTTAATTGAATAATTTCTTTAGCCGTTATTCTTGAATTCTGCGATTTAAGTTCAAGAATATTAGTTATCTTACCTTCTGAACTATATACTACAATGTCTGCTCTTTCAAAACCCAAGTAATAGCCTTTATAAATTATAGGGACTACTACTTCAGTTTGAGTGATATATCCTTTTAGATTCATTTCAAGATACAAAGCTGACTGATATATATTTTCTTTATAATGAAATCCCAGTTCATTTGAAACTGTTTTTATACAATCTATAATTCCATCCATTACAAATGTATATCACTCCTTTTTAAGTCTTTTTTTACATTCTTCAAGAGTCTTATCATAGAGTCTCTTATTCCATTTAGGTTTGTCAAAATAATATTCATTGTAATGTTCGTCATCCGAGTCGTTTGGATTAAATTTAGATGGGTAATTTGTATCGAAATTCATCATTTGCTTCAAAATGTCCAAGTGTTCGGCGTGATGGGATGTATCTAAATTTCCATTGAATGTAATCTTGTTTTCTTCTTGATCTAACCAATTATTATGGTATTTTTCGCACATTTCTAGATAATCTTTTGAAATACTTTCTTCCCCCTGTCTAGACCTAGACATCACACGTGAGTGACAATTATCAAAGTCTGTTTTAATATAAACAAATAAAATTCCTGGTACATCTTCTAGAAATTCGTCAAACCACTTAGAGTAGCAGGTGAATTCTATATCATTTATCTTTCCAGTAGAATGCAACATCCTCGCAAAAACATTATAATCAGAAAAAACGCAACGTTCTGTTATGATTATATCATCTTTTTTAGCTGTTTTAAGAACTTTTTTAAGTTTTGCAAGCCTAGAGATATAAGCGGTCATCTGAAAACAAAACGAGTACTTTTCTGGAAATTTATAAAAATTTTCAATTAGATTACCCTCTGTGTCTTTGATGTCTTTCCACTCATTAACTGGTTCTTCTACAAAATAAACTTGCTTCCCATCTGGTTTATTATAATATCTCGAGAAATGTTCTTTTATGTAATTATAGAATGTTGATTTACCCGATCCAATATTGCCTTCCAATGATATAATCATAGCTATAATTATTAATGTTTTATTTCTTTACACCGTTTAAAAAAGACTAATTTCCTTTATTTTCTTAGCTATTTTTTCAGTTTCATATGTTTCGTCTTCTGGAATGTCTATAATAGAGTATTCAGTTAATAAAGTTTCCTTTTGTCTTGAAGACTTTTCGGTTTTAACTTTCATTTGCTGAATTTCCCATCTAATGTAAAAAGCTGTTTTAGTATAGACTATTACATCTCCTTTCAAAAGTACAATACCAGTTGTCTCATCAGGGATTTCTGAAACATTTAATTCAGTTTTTCTATCGAAGAAGTATGTATCTGAACTGTAAAAACAATTCAATAAATTCCCATCGCTCACGGCATTACGGTACAAGCTTGTACAAGAATCAATGTCTATTTCTTTGCCAAAAAAATCACTACTCTTTTCAGCGGTAATTTTAATTACTTCTTTAGAAACACTTTCCAATTCTGATATACTAGTTTCATCAAGAAGAATTTTACACTTTTCTTTGTCTTTATCGAAATATATTTTAGTCTTTGGAATTTGAAATGCAATTTCTGATGACCCGTCCATTATTTTAGAAAAGAAAACATTATCGTCTACTTTATTAGGACGATATACGCAAATACCTTCTTTAATGAGACCCATGTTACATTAAAGAAATTATTTTAAATGTTAGATTTTAACGTGGCTAACTAATAAGTAAACATTCTGATATTAAAAAATTTCCAGACACGCAAGTAAATGAACATATAACCTTCTGTGTATTTTTTAATTTTGAAAAGGACAATCCATTTTTATTTTCATCGAAAAATTTTGATAAATTTGTCTTTTTAAGTATAATACTGTTATTTGTTATTAAGTCCGTATTTATTTTTTTAATAGAACATAATGTATTAATGTATCCGCACACATTCATGAATTTATCATGACTTTCAGAATCATTGTTAATTTTTAAAATGAGACAATTATCGGTCTTTTCCGCTATTATAATAGGACTTTTAATTAGTAACGTATCTTGGACATTTTTATACATTAAATTTGTATCACATATGTACATTTCCATTAAATTTATCTTTTTGTATGATAACATATACTAATTAACAGTTATTTTAATTGGGTGTATTTAACGTATTAATTATACATACCAAATGGAGGTAATTCCGGTCTTTTTTTAGTAGAAACAAATGCTTCAAGAGCTTCTTTAAATTCTGAAATACTAATGTTGTATAGATTTTTTTTACCGAAATTATTTCTCATGTTTATTATCATTGCTTTTTCTATTACATTACATATGTCGCCTCCGTTTCCAGTAAATGCATCTACACATTTAGAAATTAAATCATTTACTTCAGAAATTTCACAAGATGTTTCCCATTCTTTTTCTTCAATTAGTTTAAAATAAATCTGTGACAACTCTTGAGATGTGTAATTTTCTATTGTGAACGTCCAAGGAAATCTTCTACGAAGTCCAGGGTTCATAGAGAAAAAACATGCATCTAGTTCTGATTTATACCCAGCTATAATACAAATTATTTTATCCACATTTTCGGTAAGATATTGATTGATGGTGTCTATACATTCTTTAGCATAAGAGTCTTCGCTACTAGATTTTGAACCAAGAGAATATGCTTCATCTATTAACATAACACCTTTTTTACATCTTTCAAGAGTTTCCATAGTTTTAATTGCTGTACCACCCAGATATTCTGATATGAGATCAGACCTTCTGACTACATTGAATTTAGGCTTCTTGAATATACCCAATTTTGAGTAAATTCTGGCAAGTATATTAGAAACTGTAGTTTTTCCAGTACCTGGCGGACCTTCTAAAACAGTATGAAGCATAACATTATCACCGGTTGACTGAATAAAAAATATAATCTGATCTACTATTTGTTTCTTAAATTTTTTTAGACCAATCATATCGTTCAATTCTTTTAACTCAGGAAGTAAATCTGGTAAAAGATACATTTTCTTAGGGTAATTAACTCTGTGTCTTTTACTAGGCAACTTCATGGATTTATAATCAGATATCATATTTATCATTTTTTCTAAGCAATCCAAGTTGTATTTAGTTATATCGAAAATATCATCCGACAAACTAGTTAAAGATAAAGTACGTTTCATATACGGTATATATATATATTATTTTTTTATATACAATATTATGAAAAAATGTATAAAAAAATTAATAGATGAAATAGACAAAATAGAATATGTAAAATCGAGATTAATTGTATCAAATTTTGAAAAAAAAATTAAAAAAGAGATAGATAAAAATGTACTTTTATACGGCGACAATGGTGGTCTTGATGATTACACTTTAAAAAACATTGACTACGTTATATTTTATTACATCTGGAAATACATAAATACAATTGTAACTTTAGAAGAAATTTTGATTATAATGTATTCCTTTTACAAAATAGAAGAGTTTTATTTCCATCGGGATGTATTTTGTATGTCTAGAATATTATATATAATAAATAATTCTAATATTAATGATCTATTATTTAATATTTTGTATATAATAAATGGATAATTTTGAACTTGACTATGAAAATAATGAAAAAAGAATAGAATTTATGACAAGAGCTCCTTGGTTAAAAAACAAAATAACAGGTCAAATAGTATATTCACGCGAAGGTTATCCAATAGGAGACAACGCAAGAGATCCTAGATGGAAAGGATATCCAATGTCGCTACATTTTAATAACGGTGTCATGAATGCCTTACCATTGCTGACGGGACCAACCGAATTTTATATGTCAGACGGTCATTACGCGATGTATGTTCCTAAACCTACGGATTATGACCCTCATGTATTTACTTATGCTAGACTTTTAAGAGAAAGATACAAGGATTATCTAGAAGAGGTTCGTAGAGCAGACATCGCAGCATTTAAGAAAGCGCTAAAAGAATTAGAAAGTACCAAAAGAGCTATGAATAAGGAACTTCAAAAAGAATATGCGAAACTCAAACAATTAGAGATTCGTTCTGGTCGTGAAGATGCTGCAAAAAGAAGAAGAGCAAGAGCTTCCGCCAGAGGTCTCGAAGTAGCACCAGATGACGGAAGTGTGAAAGAAACATATGATTCTAAATTAGCAGAAATTAATAATATAGAACAAAATTTACAAAATGTTGAAACATTGATAAAACAACTTAGAATTAATATTAATTCAATAAATGGATGAGGTATAAACTAATTGTACCTGAACATTTAAAAAGCATTTATTCAACTTGGGAACAAGCGCATGAGATAAATAAAATACTTAAAATGTACATCTCTAAAAAAGACACTATCACAGACGCCACTGCGTGTATAGGAGGTAATTCTATTTTTTTCCGTAGAGATTTCAAATCTGTAAATTCTGTGGAAAAAGACCGAGATGTATTTAATACACTCAGAAAAAATACTAATTTTCCAAATTGTAAGCATTACAACAGTTCATACTTACACATCATGTACGCATTAAGACAGGATCTTATATTTCTAGATCCTCCTTGGGGTGGAACAGACTACAAGCGGACCAATAGTATTGATTTATACCTTGATAATATAAATGTGATAACTATTATCAATAATTTATATCACTATACTAGATACATCGCGATGAAAATTCCTAACAATTATAATTTAAATGATGTAAATAAAGATTTTTGGGAATTTAAAATATATCCTATACATTCAAACAAAAAAGATGTATTCAATTTAATAGTATTCTACAAAAGAGTGTAAAAGAACTTAAAGAAATGACACATTTACATTTATGTAAGTAAAATACCTGTATGGTTGCCCGAGTGGTCTAAGGGGACAGACTTAAGATCTGTTGGCGAAAGCCTCGTGGGTTCGAACCCCACACCATACAGATATTTTACTCTAATTTGAATTGTATTTACGCATCAGCCATTATATCTGTACCTTTTTCTTTGATTATATCAGAATAAAATTTAGCAAACCTAAGCATCTTAGAGAATATTTCAGCACTAGTTCCGTTTAGTAATTGTTTGTTTATTTCATCAGGGGATTTTCCAGGATTTAATATTCTCAATACTGTAAACATTAATGACCAAGTTACACAGTAGCCAGCTCTATCAAATTTTTCTCCCTTCATTTGAGGCCCTATATTTGGACAAGCCACTGAAAAATCTATAAATTTATAATCCGGGAGTATCTTTTTAAATTCTTTTTTGAGATATGTATCTACTCCATTTTGATCATACGATGGACACGCTCCGTATCCACAATGAGTGCCGTGCGGATCGTATCTATCTACCGTTTTTAGCACCGTATCAAATATCAATACATTTGCGTGACCTCCAGTGTAAAAACCAATCCCAAGAGGACTCGTTGATAAACTTAATGCCATAGCTAGATATCTTTCTTTACAATTTCTAACTTTTTTATCGATGTCCGGGTGTATAGTAAATGTAGTTGGACCTATTAAAGGTTCATTATGCGGTGCATTATACAAAGTGGCATGATTTTCAGGTACAGAATAACCGTAATCCTCAAAATCTGAAACTTTCCAATCGACTAAAGTTTTAACTTTTGGTATACCATCTTTTTTTGGTCTTGTAAAAACCCAGTATTTTTGATTAAACCAGCATAGATTGCTTTTAAATACTGGATCCGTTTTTCTTATTAACGATAAAAAACGTGGAATATTGTTATTGGTTCTTAAAAATTGAAAACCCCCTTTCTTTTCTTCTTCCTCAAATGGGGTAATTTCAACACTCCCAAGGTATTCATTTATACTTATTATACCATCTTTATCCTTGTCGATGTCTTTCTTGAGTTTTTTAATGTCTATATTTCCTTTAGGTTTAATAACAAGTGGAGTAACACCTGGATCGTTAAAAGCAATCGACCAACCCTGCGACATTAATTTCTTAACAATAGGACTTTTATGCATTATACATCTTCCAGTTGTTGGATTTACTAATTTATTGGAGTCTGTTGGACAAATTTTAAATATCTTAATATCATTACTCTTAGGTGGTGGTTCGGGTTGATTAACATTTGGAGTTACTAAAATCGTGTAACCCTTTTTAATTAATTCTTTAATCGTAGGGTTACTTTCTAGTACACAACGACCAGTCTTTGGATTAACAAGTTTCTTAATGTCTTTAGGACATCTTTCTATATTTTTACTCATTTTAATATATATTAGAGATTTAAATATTAATTATATTATATAATGAGCTCCAAAACAAAGCTGATAGAATGTATTAAAAATGTAATAATTGAAGAACAGAAATACATACTCGAAAAAGCTATGGATCTTAAAAATAAAGGTTACACAGTTGTAGATTTACATTTATCAAGAAGTAAACACGCATTTTTGAACGACACTGACTGGCTAAAACTAGTAAAGAATATACAATTACGAGACTTTAAAACAACTGATCCAGAATATGGTTTTGTTTTAGGCGCTTTTGGAGCATTTGGCAATCCGGCAAGTTTTCATAGTAAGGAAATTTATGCTCTAAGATACATACTTTTTCACAAACTAAAATTTCTCTTTAAAAATGTTGACCCGAGTAGAAAATTGGAGATGTTATTTGACCGCTTAGCAATTAGAAGAGAAGGGGCAAGTATCGCAGGAGAATCTTTTCACAGAGACACATGTTCTCTGATGTCAACAGATGATAATATATATGGTGGTTGGATAAACCTTGATGATACTGAAACACAATATTTTTCATGTGTTCCAGGCACTCATACATGCGCAGGTAGAGGAGGATTTGAAAGAATTCAGGGAGACTACAAGGACACTAAAATTAAACTAGCTGTAAAACCTAAACAAGTACTCATTTTTAATCAAAATATCATTCATGAAATATTCAAACAGAAGATTAAAAAGACTAACATTAGATTGTATTTAGGTTGGAGACATACATACTCTGATGTACCTTTACTTTCAGATCCAAAAAATCCTCAGAAGAACATAAACAAAGTTCTAAAGGATCAAATAGTACCCGTTTTACCAAGTGGCGATGTACCTTTTATGTATTCTAAGCAACACCCTGGATTACATAGACACATGGTAATTAAAATAACAGATGAAATTAAAGACTTTTATAAAATTAACAATGATAAATATCCAGGAGGCAAAGTGATCTCGCGCAGTTTAGTTTATCCTATAAATAAGGTTACAATTCCAGACGAGTATAAAAAGATTTATTATCCTAATTTAATTTAATTTAAGCGATATGAAGATCAATATTTATACATACAATTTCATATTTTTTCTTTTTAGATATAATCTTAAGTATGAGAAATAATATAAAGTAGTCAAAATTGAAATGTTTATTTATCGCTTTTAACTGCTTTGATAATCCAAATTTCATACATTTATTACAATTTTTAATTTTACTTAAATGAAGTCGCAATTTAAATGTATATGTAAATTATGAATATATTCTTCCTGTCTATTTGCCCCAAGACGTGTGCCGTGATGCATTGTGACGCCCATGTTAGAAAAATGATAATAGAATACGCGCAAATGTTATGTTCAGCACATCACATTTGTGGTAGATATAAAAATCCAAAATTGTACAAAGTAGCATTCAAAAATAATCCTTGTACAGTCTGGGCGAGAGCATCCGTTGGAAATTACATTTATCTGTACACATTGTTTATAAATCTGTGTAAAGAATTTACATACCGTTTTGGAAAGGTACACAGTTCTCAGAGACAGCTTGAAAAGTGTTTGTCTTTCATCCCGGTTGGTATTCCAAATGGAAATATTACCCGTCTACATCAAGCTATGCCCGAAAGGTGTAAATTACCTAGAGACACAGCTGCTTATCACAATTATTACAATATGGAAAAGACTTATTTTGCTAAATGGACCAATAGGGAAATTCCTTACTGGTACAAACCTAATTAAATTTAAAAATAAAATAAGTCTTTTACAATAAATGGCTAAGTCTTTTATTCAATTTTTAAAGCAAAAAATCACAGTATCCGTTTTGATAACAGTCGTTGTTTTTAATATCTTTAACCCCGTAGCCGATGACATTTTTACTCCTCTAGTTGGGTACATTGTAGACCCAAGTAAATATCTAGAAGATTCTAAAATTACTTTAAATAATAACTATGAAATGAAATATGGAATAATAATAAAACAATTTATAGTAAGTGTAGTAGTCCTCGGACTAATTTACTACGTTGATAAGTTTTTTTTCTAGTTCTATGAAGTAATTACAGTCGTCTTTGTACATAGACTTTACATATATACCATGTGAATTGTAATACATGTATATACATTTTTTAATAGCATTGTACTTCTTGTCAAGAAATACACTTTTCAAAAATTTATAATCATATTCTTCATCAAGGTTAATAATGTCGTTGTCTCCTTCACAATTGATGTAATACAAAAAAGTAGAATCTTTATCACACAGCAAAAGATCATTTGGATTTGGAATACACAATTCTTGTATCAGTTTGTTATAAGCGGATGTATACATTCTGTTGTATACATTCTGTGTATTTTCAAATGGATATACATCTTTATCTGTCGGATCTAATATATAAAATTCCCAACCATCCTGAGGCATATTTTATATTAGATATACATTTTCTTTTTATATCATTTAGTCTTCCGATTCTTCATCGGTTGAGATGTCCGTCTCAGAATCCGAATAATCCGAATCATCCGAATCGAAATCTAAGAATTCTAAATCAGTATCAGTAACCATTTCAAATTCAGCCTGAATTATGTCTTCAACAGGAACATCCGGCTTAACTTCAAGAGGAGGGAACATTTCCTTTAATTGCTTTAGGATTTCAGGTGTAATTTTAGTTTTATTTACACATGTGAACTTAATAAAGAGATCTCCATAAACTCCAGGTTCACCCAAAACAGGCATACCAAGACCCTTTACTTTCTTAAGTAGAGAATTTTCCTCATCAAAGATGTCAAATGGTTCACCCTTAATAGTATACATTTTTCCATTGAGATGCTTAATGTAAATAACTGGGTCGAATGTTTCAGAAAATGAGATTTCCTTCTCAACAATTAGATTATTACCATCTCTTGTAAAAAGAGGATGTTCCTCTACATCCAGACATACTACAACATCACCGGTTTCGTAACCCTGCTTCTCATCCGCCATGTGATTAAATCTAATAGTTTGTTCATCTATCATACCGGGTTCAATTTTAATACTCAATTTCTTTTTCTCTTCTTCATAGGAACCATCTGGTTCAAGCTTTTGACGTCTCATAGCAATCTTCTTTTTACCACCGGCGTATAACTCGTCCAGTGTTACAGAAACAGTAAATGTCATGTCTTTTGTGCGTGGGGCAATTGGATCTTCATCTTCGGATGAATCTGTTTCTATTTCTACAACCTTCTTTTTCTTTTCCTTGCGGGGGCTACTTGGACCGGGTTCTAATGTGTCAAGTTGGATCTTTGATTTTTCAGGCTTAATTGGCATCTTTTGCTTACCATTTTTCTTTACATTTTGTTCACCAGTAAACATATCAGGTTTTACAATGTCCGTAACCGACTTAGTAATCTTACCTATAACTTTAGACATTTCTTCTTCCGATAGATTCTTACCACTTTTTAACTCAGATGGAGGTTCTATTTGCGATGCTACTTGTTGGGCGAGACGCATAATTTGAGCCATGTCGGGCATTTGCTGAGCCATGTGAATATTATACAATACTCTTTATATTTTAATAAATATAACCGAACGAGTTATTATCTCTTTTCTAACTCAATGCGTTCTTTTTTGTCATCTTTAGGTTCTAAGAAAGAAACGGTTGTCCCATATTTCATAGATCCACTCTTCTTCTGTACTGGTAACTGAGCTTCAGCTTTTAAGGTTTCTAAAATTTCAAACGCTTTTTGTCCTCTATAAACTCTATTCGGATCGTCATTTATTATAAGTAAAGGTACTACATCAACGTCAACTTTTGAACTTTCTATTTTATCGTCCTTTAAATTTATAAATTCTTTGTCATAACCCTGTACCTCTGATACTTTAATAATAAAATCAGTTGATGCTTTACACATGGGATGATACACGACTGTAAGATTTTTACTCATTTATTGTATTCTTTAGAAAAAAGTAATGTAATTTATAACGTGATTATCTTCTTCTTTTATTTAAATAAACATTAACATTTGCTTTCGGCTTAATTTCCGGGACCGGTTCGGGTACATCTACGGGAATTGGTTCTGGCTGGTCTTTACTTTTTAAAATTTTTAGTGCTTGTTTTAATAAGTCGGAGTCTACACCGGCATTTTTTGCTTTTGTAAGGTATTTGAAGATTGTTTCTTTATCTGAGGCATCTACAGCAGTTTGTATCTTTTGAACTAATTGTTCTTTAGTTAATATTTCAAACTTGGGTGTATTCTTTTCTATTTCTTCAAGAACATGTTCTATATTTATAGCGCCTATTACAGTCTTGAATAAATTGTTAATGTCTACATTATTAAGTATAGCAAATCTAACAGCATCTACATTAGCATTTACTTTATTTATACAAATGTACTGATTGTCACTACCTGTTTCAAACATTGAGAAAGCAGAAGTTTCCATAGCCTCGAGAATGTTTTCTTTGGAAATTAATGGTTTACCATTTAACATTTCATTCTGTTCAGAAATCTTAATGAAACTTCCATGTAAAGAAGTGACTTTAATAATTTTTTCCATTTTAACTATTTCATTTGGTTTTTGAATATAATCATAAGTTTTATTCAACCAGTAATAACCTCTAAAGTCATTTATCATTGTGTAATTTTCATTAGAAATGTAACACTGTATAGGTTCAGATGTTGTAATAATTTCTTTAGAAGTCTTTCTAAACTCTCCAGTTTCTAAGAATATTATTTCATCAGAACCAAGTACTTCACACATATATTTTCCATCTACAATTTCCCGTGGAATTACTTTTTTTCCGTTGACAGTATATTCATTATTTAATGTGATTTTACCTATAGGTAATTTTCTGTTACCAACGCGTGAAATGTATACGGTAAAAGTTTTATAACCGTCTAAAACATTTTCTATTGGTAAAACTACATTTGGTTTTTGAGACAAGAGGTCCATAAGATCTGGATTTAATTGGAGATATCCTTTATTTTCAATATTCTCTTCAGCGATTGTCTTGAGTTTTGTGCTAGAGTTAGAAATAAGTGTGTTGTAATAATTGTATAATTTTTGTTTTTGATCTTTACTTATTAATTTTATTTCTTCAAGTGTTAATTCTTTTATCTTTGAAAGATTTTCTATGTATTTTATCGCTTTTTCCTTAGCTTCTGTCCACAATTTATTCTTTTTGTAGTCTTTGATAATAACATTTAAGTCAAATTTATCAATGATGTCAGATAACCACGGTACACCTTTACATTTAGTTTCAAACCATTTACATTTGTATTTCAAGTTATTTACATCGAGAGAGAAAGAATTAAAATCGTCACATGACATTTGATCCGTAAATCTTCCACATGTGTCTAACTCCTCTATTTTTCTTTTGATAATGCGCTTTTCCGAAACACCTTCACGTGTTTTAACGATCTTCCCGCGCGAATCAGTGTATTCAAGGATGATGTAACTGTCACTAGTGACTGCGTTGTTGATGTCATCGCCTCTGAATATACAAGGTCCTTCTATTATTACAAATCCGTTATCTACGCGCTCTTTAAGATTCGTGTCATACACTGGAAATGTATTTTCGTCGTATTCATAAGGAACACCATATATTCTATATTGATCTTTAGAAACTGGATAAGCGTATCCCGGTTCTTTAACAGAAAGTCTAGGTCTTATTGTGTAATTTATAGTCCTCGAAGTAGTTTTCAAATAGGTGTAATTAGTGTAATCGATAGGTGTATAATCTACCATTTCTACAACCGTTTCTTTTTTATCATAATTTCTAATGAATTCCATTATATTTTTCCAAAGATCAAATGAATTGTCAACTAAGTCTATTTGAAATAAGTTAGCAAGACGTTCAAGATCAGATCTTGTATAATTTTCTTTTATTATATTCCCAGAATTGTCGTACATATTAAACATTGGATAATTTCCGCCATAAATGTAATTACCAGAGATGTAAAAGTATTTTTTATAAACTATTCCGTATTTATCGCCCTTTGGTTTTATTTCAGAGACGATGGGTGGTACATATGTATTTGCCGAGATGTATCTTAATTTTTCTATTCTAGCCTGTCTTGCGGCTGATTTAATAATCTTTATAGCTTTAACATAATCAACATTTACAGGTTTTTCTATATTTTCTTGTTCAATTAAAAATTTGTCCCAAGCATTTATTTCTTCACCACGTAAAGACATAATGTATGCTTTGAATGATGCGTCATCAAAATTCTCAGAAAATAACTTAAGACGCGAAATGTCCACTGTTGAAAACTCTCCCTGTGTTATTATAAACTCTGTGATCATACTATTTAATACACTTGGTTCTAGTCTTGGACATTCCTCACTTTCAACAGATGTTCCACAACGTAGAGACATTATGAACGAGCATAACTTTTTATATTCATCATTAACAATTTTATTATAATACAAGTAGTCCTGATTTGATTTTGAAAATTGATAAATTACATTTTCTGTTGTAATCGCATAAGCCTTTGGATCTTTTGAATCACATTTCTTAAATGTACTAATAAGGATATTCTGAGCTGCCATTCTCTCGGCGACAGTTGCTATTCTGTAAATTCTTCTAGAAGGTAGTCTATTTCTTTGTCTTAATAGGTATCTAAGTCTGTAATTTAGTTTTATGTAACCTTCTGGTACACGTAAATTACTGTAATTTTCTAAAGACTTATTCCATAGTATTTTTTCAGAATACTCTTGCATGATTTCTTCAATTTCTAAATTAGTCAAATTGGGATTATTCTGTTTGAACTTTCTAAAATTGTGTTGTATTTCTTCTAATTCAGACTCGTAATAATTGTACTTATCAGTATTTGGTCTCCAAGCGAGTAAAATATCAATATTATCTTGTTTATCACCTGCTATATTTATATCGTCTTCTGGTAGAATGTAAGGAGTTTCGTAAGAGAGTAAAGTAATTATACATTCGTTTCCAAGAATGATGTCTTCAAGTTTCGATTGATGATTATTAATCAAAAATATTATCTTAGAAATATTTTTATCATAATTAACACTTGAAAAATCGAAAATGTCCGTTTCTATTTTTTCTACCACATTATCGGTCCCAGGATAATATTGTGTAAAATACTCCATAAGTCTGTATAATCCACTTTTTCTCATATTGTAAATTTCTGAACGATCTTCGAAAAGTTTAGAAACATCGGTGTGTCCGGTTGTATTAAACATTTCAATGTCTTCTCCGTACGAAATGTAATAATTTATTTTGCGTATTTTATTTAAGAGAGTATCTCTAGTCTTACCCTTGGTTTTCTTAGAATTTTCAATAAGAATTTCTTTTAAATCTTTAAGATAATCCTCAAAAGAGATGTATCTTTTAACGATGTTCTTTAAATTGCTACCAGGCAAATAACCTCTCAATTCCCAAACATCCACTACGTTAGTGGAATTTCCTTCGGTTACATTTAGAATTTTATACAATGGGTCTTCCATCGGCAAAACAGTTACAAAATCTGTTAGATCTAAACTTAAATTTCTTATGTCTGCCCCTGGTTTAATAGCAAGGTAACCCGTGTTTCCTTTTTCAACATACATCTCGTTTCCTTCAGTGTATATATTAGGCATCGAGTATGTATACTGTTTAAAAAGTTGATCGGAAGGTATTCTGTAATAGTCTGTATTTTCTTCATTTAGAATTTCTCGCAAGGCTGTGTAATTTTTAGGGTGTTCTCTAAATTTAAATACCTTCTGTTTATTAGATTTAAGTCTCTCTATGTAGCTCATAAATTTTGTGGTACTCGAACCGGCACATTTTAATAGGTCTTCGCGGGTCATCATCCTGAGTCTAGATTTAAGATTATTAATACGATCAGAGTACATCTGTTCCTCTGGTGTAAGCAAATTGCCTCTTTTTTCTAATGTTTTAATCTCTCCTATTTTATCACTCAGCGGAGGGACCTGTTTAAATTCAAAACTAGACTTTCCAGTCTCGGGATTGTAGAAAATTTTAGATACTTCAAAAGAAGATATATAAAAGTTAACTTTTGATTTGAATGTATCCCACACTCTAATGTATTCATCTATAAATTGATTAGTTCCGAAATTACCGGAGTTGTAATAATTGTCGATGTCAGACTGTGTGAAACCTCTGGGTATTTTTGGTACATTAATGCCGCGTTTTCTAGCAATGGACTTCAAGTATTTTGTCTCAGCTTCTTGAAGTTTATCTAGTTTTTCTTGAAGAGGTAAGTCAATGTCTAAATTGACACTAGAAGGATCTTTTTTATCTTCTACAGTTGCTCTTTTAAGAATTTCATATTCTTTTCTTAGAAAAAAAATGTAAGACACATTAAAATCATTTTCTGTAATTTCTCCGAGAGTGTATTCTTTCATTTTTTTATTCTTGATGTCCCTGACTTTTTGTAGAATTTCATTGTCTTCATCTGATAGTATAAATGTTTTTGTTTTGATATCAATGTAGTACCGTGTTTTAAACATTTCAATTTCAAAATCTTCATGTGTTATATTCCCAGATGCTAACATATCGGCCAATGTTTCTTGCCATTTCTCTAAATTTCCAATTTCATCGTACAAGTCGGAAT